GGCTACGAAGTTTATCACCATGAAGCCTCGCCTTACAACTGGGGGAGCACGAACCAGCAGCAGCGAGGTAAGTACGTTCGCGACGGCGTATTCGATCCCAATGCTTGGGATTCTCAGATTGGCTGCGCCGCTCTACTCAAGGGAATGATAGTAATAGACTCATCCATCAAATTTGCTGACAAATAGAGCGGCCCTTCCTAGCGATGTGTAGGTACGGTCACAACGTCAAACCCGAAGCCAGCTTTGACCTTGCGGGCGAGCTGGACCAAGGCATCGAGATCGGCAGGCCAAGGATCGACCTTTCGGCATGCTTCGAAGTTGGTCTGCAGGTCAGCCAGGAAGCATACAGGTCCGATTAAGGCGTCCAATTCATCGTCGCTCATGGCCGGGGCCTCAATCCTTGATTTGGGTTAACACTTCAATATCCTCGCCGGAGGGTCCCTACATCCAAGGCTCGCAGCAGCCTACCTGACGCCCTATTCGGTTCCCATTTAGCGCGGTAGCGAGCCGCCCGGTCCGGATTCCCGGTGTCTAGTGGCGCGGAATTTCTCTCCATCAAACCAGCGACCTTCACTATCATAATAGCGGGTCTCCGGTTTGAAACCGCCGCTGTCACATTCCGTGCACAATGCTTCGACGATCGCGGTTCCTGGCGGGTCCGTGACATCAATCGGCGCTTCCTTCCTCCGCTTGCATTCAGGGCAGTAGAGCATGATTGGCGCCGGAGACGGGTCGCCTTGGGAGCCTTGGCAATGCGCAGCGTGGGGACTCGAACCCTCGCCTTGGTCATCTTTGGCCAAATAGCGGCGCCCTTCGCTATGTCCGCAGCGCATCGCCAAGCCCCTTATTCCGGAAAGGTCACTTCTTCCGGCTTGAGTGAGAACAGCCCGTGCATGCCTTGCGCGGTTTCTTTCTGCACCTGGAGCCGCAGTTCGCCGAGGTGGCCAATCTTCTCGCCGAGAACCCGGAGCCGCAGGCCGTTCTTCTTCCAAGTGACGATGAGCATGTCCGTCTCCCGTTGTTTGATAATGCGAATTTATGCCCTTGACGGATTAGTGTCAATAGCGTAAATAGGGATCGATGAAAATAAATGGCGCAAAACCGCAACCGCTTCTGGGCCAGTTAGACCGTGGCTACGCGCGGCGGTGGACGCTATTACCGCTGGCGGATCAGGAGCATTTCCTCGTGCGCGCCGGGCTCCAGGCGCGTCAAATCTACGTCGAGGGGCGCAGCGCCGAAACGCTTGAGACTCTGGTGAAGGCGGTTCGCAAAGGACAGTTGATCGGCGTGTGGGGCGGCCTGCGCGTGTTCGGTGAGACCCGTCGCCAGATCATGGCCGCGCTTGCGGCGATCGAGGGGCGGGGCGGTATTGTACTGGACGTAGAAAGCGGCGACCGCAGCGATAAGCGAGGCGCGCACATGCTTGACCGGGCACTGGCTCGGCTGCGCGGCGAACTGACCATGGCCGATCGGGCGCCCGAAATCGGCGCACTCGGCGGCACCGCTCGCGGCAAAGCGATGCAGGCGCGGCGCATGCCCGAGAATCAGGCCCGCAAGATTTGGCGAGACAAGAGCATCACAACGGCGGTTGCTCTGTCGCGCATGCCGGGATGGTCGAAGCCGACCGCATTGCGCTGGCTCGGACCAAGCAAACGGCCGCGAGGCCCATTCGAGGCAAAGAGGTAGGGAACCAGTTCGGCGGTTATATCGGCGCACCGCTGAATAGATCGAAGCAAGCGCCGAAATTCTTATCGGAGCTAGAACCCGATGGAAGAGTCGAAGAAGCAAGTCGAAGGCATGATTAAAAAGGGATTTATATACTTGACTCCCTCGGATTTCCGGGCTAGACTTTTGGCAGAAATCGAGGGATAGGCCATGAGCAAGAGCACCATTTCGACGTTCCAGTTGTTCGCGATGTTTCCCGACCAGGAGACGGCGCGGAAGTATCTCGAAGGGCGGTTGTGGCCGCAGGGTCCGCGCTGCCCGGTCTGCGGCCTGGGCGAGCGGATCACCGAACGGGCAAACGGCTTCTATCGCTGCAACCAGTGCAAGGAGGACTTCACGGTGCGCACGGGGACGATTTTCGAGCGCAGCCATGTTCCCCTGCACAAGTGGGTTTACGCGATGTACCTGCTCGTCACGGCACGCAAGGGCATATCCTCGATGCAGCTTGCGAAGGAAATAGGGATCACCCAGAAGTCGGCTTGGTTCGTATTGCACCGCCTGCGGGAAGCCTGCGGTTCCGACCTCAAGAAGCTGCAAGGCATTATCGAGATTGACGAAACCTTCGTCGGCGGGATCGAGGCTAACAAGCATGAGCACAAGAAGCTGAAGGCGGGACGCGGTACGGTCGGTAAGACGCCCGTGCTTGGCATGCGCGAGCGCGGCGGCCGAACCAAGGCGTTCAAGCTGGCCAACACGGAAGCGCAGACAATCCAAGACGTTATCGTGCAAAATGCTGAAGTCGGCTCGGTCCTGCACACCGACGAAGCGGGAGCCTATCGCGATCTTGGCGGGCTGTTCTTCAGCCACGACACAGTGAACCATTCGCTCGGCGAGTTCTCCCGCGCTGGCGTCACCACGAACAGCATTGAGAGCGTCTTTGCGGTTCTCAAGCGCGGGCTGATCGGCGTCTATCACCACGCCAGCCCTAAGCATCTTGGCCGCTACGTTGACGAGTTCGCCTTCCGGCTCAACGAAGGCAACGTCAAAAACCACACGCTGACGCGGCTTGACGCCTTCGTGGACGGCGTTGCGGGCAAGCGGCTGACCTACAAGGTACTGACGCAATGAGCGCGCCAGCAAAGCCGCCAAAGGCGCTGGACGCGATCGTGGACACCGTTCTGCGGTATCGGCCGAAGCCCAAGAGCAAGCCCGCCAAGAGACGGAAGCGGCGAGCGAGGAAACTCGCCAATGGCTGACCTTTTCGGTACCGCGCATCAAAGCAAATTGCGACCACACGAAAACAAGTTCCATTGCGGCAATGGGGACGACGGTAAGCACTATTGGATAACACCGCCAGAGCTTTACGCGACCCTTGATGCAGAGTTCCATTTCGATTTTGATCCATGTCCCTTCCCGCTGCCGAAAGGGTTCGACGGGCTTACATGCGAGTGGGGCCGCTCGAATTACGTCAACCCACCGTTCGGATCCATTATTCATCAGGGCAAGAAGAAAGGGCCGACCGCATGGGTTCGAAAGGCGATAGCCGAACAAGCCAAAGGCAAGAGCGTCGTCCTGGTCTATCCTGTTGATAAGTGGGTTTTGATGTTGTTGTCGGCGATAGGTACCGAAGTTCGGAATCTTGGCGACATTCGATGGCTTTCTATCGAGGACGGCCAGCCGGGAAAGGGCACCGGACGGCATATCGCGGCTTTCATACTGAATCCAAAATGAGGTACTGCTCATGCGCCAATCATCTAGCTATTGTGCCATGGGAGTCAAGTATATAAATCCCATTAAAAAGGCGTCCGAGGCCGAGAAATCCGAGGACGCAATGCGTTTTTCCCAAGCAGCTCTTAACGCCGCAAACGCTCTCGTCGCCATGTTTTTGAACTTGCACGCAAAGTAAACTAATCGGGCCGGGTGAAATTCCCGGCCCACAATTGAGGAAACCGTGGACACCGCCGACGTCGTTAAGATGCTTCGTGACAAATGCGAGCGCGCAGGCGGCCTGAGACCGTGGAGTCGGATGAACGGCGTATCGAACGGACACGTCAGCGAGGTTCTCAATGGTCACCGCAATATCGAAACGCCTATGCTCGCGGCGCTCAAACTTGAGCGTGTCGTGACCTACCGCAAACTGAAGCCGAAGAAGTGAGGAACCTGTGAAGCACATCGGCGCGATCTCCGGGGGCAAGGACAGCGTGGCAATGGCCGTGCTGCTCAAGGAGACGCATCCCGATCGGCAATTCCAATGGGTTTGCACCCCTACCGGCAATGAACCGCCGGAATGGTTCGCTCATATGAGATCGCTGCGCGACCGGATCGGAACTATCACGCCGATCATGTACCCCGGCGGTCTTGGTGCTCTGATCAAACAGTGGAATGCTCTGCCTAACTGGCGACAGCGATGGTGTACGCGCGTGCTCAAGATCGAACCGTTCGCCGCCTTCCTGATGCAGAGCGCGCCGGCCAAGTTCTATGTCGGTCTGCGGGCCGATGAGGAAGCGCGCGAGGGGGGCGATTACAAGGAGGTGCCCGGCGTTGAGATGGCGTTTCCGCTTCGCGAGGCCGGGATGGGATTGGCGGAGGTTTTGGACTTCCTGATGGTCCGTCAAATTCGGATACCGCGCCGCACTGACTGCATGCTTTGTTTCTTCCAACGGCTGATCGAGTGGTTCGAGCTGTGGCACGACAACCGCGAGGCTTGGATGGAGGGTGAACGGTTCGAGGAACTGACCGGCTACACCTTCCGCTCGCCAGGACGCGACACGCAGCCGGCTTCGTTGAAGGACTTGCGCGCGAAGTTCGAGACTGGTTGGATACCAAAGGACACGCGCCGCGATCCGCTCGACGGGATGCAGTGTCGTGTCTGTCGGATGTAATTGGATCAATCGCGGCTTAGAACGAGGGAACCATGGCACCGATGAGTGATTTTGCTTGGGTGGCTCTTGACCAGCTTAAAAAGGGCGACGTATGGGACGGCGACCTCGTTTCTAAATCCGGGCGATCGGAGTTGATCACGTTGGGTCTCGCCGAACGCAAGGGTCAGGGGATGAATGGGCTGACATTTTCCGGGCGCGAGCTTGCCGCCCGAACGGCGGGAAATTGGTCCACCGGCAAGCGACAATAGGGAACCAGATGGCTTGGTTCGGCGTGATCTCGTTCATAATTATCATTATTGCCCTCTGGCTTGGCATCGATTGGGCAAGGCACACATAAAATGGAGGAACGCATGCGGCCGTATGTTCTGGATTGCCCGTTCTGTGGTTCACAGCCAGCATTTGTTGACCTGGACGGTGGCCGAATCAAAATCGAATGTCAGGCCCACGATCTTAGCCATATTAGCGCCTTTGTGATCGGAGACGCTGCTACGCAGGCTGCTGATCGTTGGAATCGGCGACGCCATAAGAATTGAGGGACCGGATGCACTGTTTCCGAGTGGCCGTACCGACAACAAATAGTGCGCGGGACACATTTCGGCTCGCAGACGGTTGCTATTACGATTGTGATAGTGGAGAGGTGTACGTCATGGCGGCAGACGCTGCCGAGGTCGGAAAGATGGTTCCTGTCGCACTCAAGATCGAACTGCTTGGACTCTCCTTTCCACAGCACCAAAAAGTCAAATGAGGGAAGCAATGGACGTCGAGGATATCGGACAGAGCTTAGACAATCCTCCGCGTGAATGTCGCTGCTGTCGTAAACTCGTACCCTACGGTCAGCTTGCCTGCCGACCGCATTGGCGGATGTTGCCCGAGCCGCTTCGCCTCGCGATCATCTCGACCTATGGCAAACGCCACTGGCGAGCGTATGCTGAGAATGTCAGGCAAGCTGATAAGCTGTGGCAAGACGCTGGACTTTGGAAGCCTGGCATTCCATCTGGTTCAATCGACGTCAAAGGATAGGAACTGATGACCGACAAAGAGACTGACAAGGCCAAATTGCACCACCCTATGAGCAAGAGTGCCGCGCTAACCATTGCTGATCGATTACAGAAATTGGATGACCCGACATTGCGTTCTCCCGACGAGATAAGACTCGTCATTGCTGCACTACGGTACTATGGAAAATAACAGTGAGGAACGCCGATGGATCACGAACTGATAACGTGGGTTGCGGTTATCGGCCTGTTCATCATCCTGCGGCTGCACATCATGTTGCTTCAGCGGCGCGTCTCAAGTCTTGAGAAGTGGGCTAATGCGAAAAGCACTTCGGTAATCCATAAGTGAGGAACGATGGGCAATCTAATCAGAACCGAAGACGTGCTCGCTCCACACCATCTGATGGAGCTATTCACCTGTTCCGACGACGGCGAATACGATGGGCCGGATTTGGACGAATGTGGCGGCATCGTTCAGGTGTGTGAGGGTGTCTGGAAGCTAGAACCGGACGGCGAGCTGTGGCGATTATGGCTCAACCCAGTGTCATAGAGAGGAAGCCGTGCCAACAGAGGCAGAGATCGACGTAGCGGCTCGCGCGATAGCAAATGCGCCGCCTGACGAGTGGGAAGATGCCACATTTTTTGATCGATGCCGTTTACTGGCTCGCGCTGCTCTTGAAGCGGTGGAACGTTCACGAGAATCTGGATCATCAAAGGCATAGGAACTATTATGTTCAAAGATATTATTGCCGCTTTATTCTCGCTCATTGTTCTGCTACTTTTCGGTACTGTGCTTTATCTGGTTTTGACGCATCCTCCCACACTTAGCGAGGGTCAGGCGGCGATAGCTCAGCTTCTGCTCGGAGTTCTTGTCACTGCCTTTGCCGGCGTCATGAATTACTACATCGGCAGTTCGGCCTCAAGCACGAAGAAAGACGAAACTATTCAACAGGCAATGCTTAACGCAGGAACTGGTAACGGCGAGACCGTAAAGCTAACGACGACGCAACCTGGCACTGCTACAGCGACAAGTACTAAGCCAGCATCACTTGACACAGAAAAACCAACCCTGGTGGACAAGACATGAGCATGCCTGCATTGGCTGCGGCAGTAGCCGCAGAAGACAAAGCAATCGACGAAGTGGTCGCAGAAATCGACGCGGTGAGGAAGATACCGCTCGCCGTCATGAACCAGTCGTCAGTGATAACTGACACTGAGATACAGGCAATGATTCCGGCATTCTCTACACAATGGAACAGAGACCTCGTCCCGGTATGGGGTGTTGACCCTGTCATAATGAGCTTTGTGCCGAAGGGAGCAACGCCTCTGTCAAGTGCGTGGTGGCTCGTCTTCCTGGACGACAGCGATCAGGCTGGGGCACTAGCTTACCACGACTTGACGAATACCGGCTTGCCAATCAGCAAAATCTTCGTAAAAACGCTGCAGGCGGATCATGCCAGCATCAGTGTCGGTGCAAGCCACGAACTCTGTGAAATGAGTCTGGATCCGTTCTTGAACTCTGCGGCGCAAGATGCGAGCAATGTTTTCTGGGCTCTCGAAAATTGTGATCCATGTGAAGACGATTCCTACGGGTATGAGATAAACGGAGTTCTCGTTACCGATTTTGTTACTCCGAGTTGGTTTGGGCATCAGTATGCTGCTGCACCTTTCGACTTCGCCGGTCATTGCCAGTCGGCCTTCGAGGTGCTAAGCGGCGGCTACGCGCAAAAATTCTCCGAGGCTGGAGGGTGGACTCAGATTACCGGCTCGAAAGCGAGAAGCTTCGAACGAGCAAGAGCAGTCGTTGGCTCCCGGCGTGAACGGCGTATGCGATCGTGGAAAAGTTGGGAACGCAGCGGCGTTAAGTTCGGAACGTAAAGCTCTGTTGCCGCGTTGACCTCTTGAGAGGATTCCCTCAATGGACATAAACTTGAATGTAAACGGCACTCTCAACGTTACCTTTCCGCAGTGGCCCGAGATCAAGACACTGCTGCAAGGACTAGACGCCAAGCTTGATCTCATTCTGCAAAAAGAGGACTACCTCATGTCAGCATCGGACGACTTGGCCACTGCCGTGGCCGCAGAGGATACTACCATCGCCAGCGCCGTGGCGCTGCTCAACGGCATTCCCGCCCTCATTACCGCGTCGGCTACCGCAGCTGGGGTGGACGCCGCGACGATTGCCAAAATCAATGCGGATATCGTCGCTCAAACGGCTACCCTTGCCGCCGCCGTTGTTGTGGGGACTCCCGTCCCTCCGACTTCGCCTACCGCGCCAGTGATCACTCCGCCTGTCGCTACTTCCATGGCGCAGAAGGCCGTCGCCGACGCCAAGCGGAAGTAAGCTATCACGAACCAACAGTGCAGAAATTTACTTTTGCACTGTTGCATTATTGCAACTACATTTTTACGATTAGGGGTGTAGGTTCCTGTTCAGTTTCGTTGCTTCAGAACAGGAGCGTTTCATGGACCCCAAACTTGCTGCCGCCAAGCTCGCTGCCGCAGTTGCCGCCGTCAAAGCAGAGCTGGCCGCCAATTTCCCGCAGTGGGAAATAAACCTAATTCCCAACTTTGAGGCTAACGTGCAGCAAATGGTTATCGCTGCACTGACGGCGGCCGATGGAGTAACCAGCGCATGAGAAAGCTCCTTTTGGCGCTGGTCGCCACCACTTCGCTTGGTGCCTGCTCGACGACGACAGGCAGCGGCCTCACCCCGACAACTCTGCAGAATGCCCTCGTCGCCGGATGCGGCATCGTCATCTCGTCTGCATCGCTGCTGCAGCTCATCTCAGCGGCCAACTCGACGCTCACCTCAATCGACGCAATCGTAACGGCCGTATGCCAGGCCTATGCCGTGGCGTCGGCTCCGGTAACGACACCTAAGGGACGGCTTGTCTTCCGCCAGACGGCTCCGATTGCCGTCACCATCGGCGGCATCGTCGTTCCCATCACCGGCGCGAAGCCTATCTAAGCAACTATTTTTGCAGGAGTACGAAACATGAAATCGCGTATCTTCCTTTCTACTCTTCTTGCCGGCTGGGCCGGTTATGCAGGAGCGGCTGATCTGCCGGTGTACAAAGCGATTACGCCAGTAGCTCCATACGTCGTCCCTGCCGTGTCGTGGACGGGCTTCTACGTCGGCGGCCATGCCGGCTACGGCTGGGCGGCCAACGGCGGCGTTGCCGTTGACCCTGCAAACGCGGCGGCGAGTAACTTCCTTAACACTTTGGGAACGCCTGGATCTCTCGATGCATCGGCCAAGGGCGTTGTCGGCGGAGGCCAGTTCGGCTACAATCAGCAATTTGGCGCTTTTGTACTGGGCGTGGAAGCCCTGGTTGATGCCACCAACATGTCGAGCAGCGCCAGCCAGTTGGCCTCAGCCATGGTCGGCAAGACCATGACTCAGGCTGCGCTGATGTCGGGCACCCGAATTGACTGGGACGACGCCCTGATGCTGCGGGCCGGCTATCTGGTGACGCCGAATATCCTGGTGGCGGCCGTTGGCGGCTTGGCCTTCGGCAATATCTCCGATGATGCTGCAGTCGCCTGCATAGTCTCCTGCAAGCTCAACGGCTTCAGCAACAGCCCGAGCAACATTCATACGGGATGGACGCTGGGCGCGGAAATCGACTACATGGTGACGAGCAACATCATTGCGGGGTTGCGCTACCGCTACGTTGACCTCGGTACGCAGTCGTTCCTGGTGTCGGCAGGTGGCGCGGTTCCTGCAACCTTCAATGCGTCCGACTCGGCGCGCTGGAACGAGGCGACGTTCAAGGTTGACTTCAAGTTCTAGCCGTCCGGATTCACCCCCCAACGCGTCTTGACGGCGGATAGAGGGCTAGGCAGAAATGCCTAGTCCTTTTTCACAAACAGGAGGGCGCTATGGCGACTAAGTTTCCGAGGTTAAAGTCTGCCGGCCTACGTGGGGCAGTAGGGAGAGACAGAACAGAGACTCTATCGGTATCTGCGGCCAAGCTGGCGGCGCATCGGATTGCCGAGCTTGAGACAGAGAACTCGGATTTGCAACTGGCGGCAATGAAAACTGCTATCGACCTCGACCCCGGTGCGCTGGAACACTTCAAGCGCATGGTAAAGAGCTTCCGCAACCAACTGTAAGAGAATGGTTCTTTGTGCTATGGTTGAGCCTATGAAGGGAGTTGATAAGCCTGCAATTTATCGCATCCGCAATCTCGTTAGCGGTCGCATTTATTATCGGATCGGCAATACATCCAACTCGTCGCCTTGGAGTGCACCTTTGTCATCTTAGAAAGGGAACGCATCATTCGGTGAAGCTTCAACGATCCTGGAATAAACATGGCGAGGACGCTTTCATATTTGAAATTGTCGAACACGTTAACAAGGCTCAACTGATTGAAAGAGAACAGCACTGGATTGATGTCATGGATACAGCTAATTCAGTATTTGGCTTTAATGTTGCTCCGAGAGCGGGAACATCGTTAGGCAGGAAACATCCCCCAGAAGTTCTGGCAAAGTTAAAAGGCCCTAAATCAGCCAGTCATAGATTAGCAATTAGTAAATCTGCAAAACAACGGTGTAGTGATCTGACGGAAAGACAAAGACTGGTAGCTTTTAATGCTGCTCGGACTGGAAAGCCGGCGCCATGGGTAATAGAATCAAATAAACGGCGTAGAGGAAAGAAGCGTAGTCCTATGTCAGAGATAACAAAACGGAAGTTGCGTAGTCGTAAGTTCACAGAGGAAACTCGACTTAAAATGTCTATCGCTGCAAAGCAGCGCACTGACCGACAACGGAATAATTCCGGACGATTTGTTACAATGCAAACATAAGGAGACACACAATGAACCTCGGTATCGCATTCTGGGTTGTCTGGCTTATCTGGGTAATCTTCTCCTTTGCCGCACGTGTGGGCTATGTCGGGGAATACGGAAACCTTGGAAGCTTTTTGTTGTTCGCGTTCCTGTTCGGAATTTTGGGCTGGCAAGTTTTTGGCCCGGTTATCCATAAGTAAGGAGAGGAGTCATGGGATTGATCCTTGTCATAATCCTTCTGCTGTTCCTCTTCGGAGGATTCGGCATCGTCCCAGGCACCTCCTATGGCTACGGCTTCGGACACGGCGGGATTGGAATTGTCGGCATAATCCTGATAATCGTCGTAGTCCTGGTCCTGACCGGCAGGCTCTGATGCGCTGGAACGACTTGCCGCACATGGACTGGACAATGGTGTTAGCGATCGTACTGCTGGCAATTGCTCTGACGCTTGGCAGCAACTGGCTCTGGCCTCCGCAGTGGGGAGGGTGCTGAATGCATAATTACCTTTCGGATCATTTGCGGAAAGCACTGTCTCTTATTGCGACACAGTCTAGAGCTTACCGAGACGCCGCTACTGATCGCAAGGATGCTGGGGAAGCACGGCAATGGGAGGGTGTCAGGAATACAGCTGCGGCGGCTATCGCCGACCTCTGTGTAGAATTGCAATCGCCCGACAACTGCGACCTTGTCCAGGCCGATAACGGCGCTAGAGTTTGCAGGACGTGTCAGACGGCATGGTTGCGCGAAGCCGATGGTTGGCATTCGTTCGACTGGCACGGCAAATTTCCTTGGGAATGACATGCAACGGCATAAAGCCAAGCTGCGGGTAGGAGCTACCCTCGTCGTGGTCGCGATGCTGGCTGTAGCGATCTACATGATGATGATGTCTACCAACTGGATGTGGGCTCATAGATGAAAGGAACTGCGTCATGGCTTATGACTGTAAACGAAGTGAGTGCGACTGCACCTTCCTGGGGCAGTTGTGATGCACTGCTTCCCGTGCTGCTATCCAGACGAGATAGTGGAAGCCGAGCGCGTCAAGGAAGAAGAAAAGCCACAACGCCGGAGCTTGGGTAAGTGATGCGTGAGACGTTCCGCTGCCGGATGGTGCGTCCCAACAACGGCGTGTGGGATATCCTCCTCGTGCAGGACACTCACGACCAGCCGGCCGAGCTTTGGCTGTTCTTCAATACCGGGAACGTGGATCACGGCTATCGTCAGGGCGACGTGTACTTCGTGGAAATTAGGCCGGCAATGGGCGGCCTCGACGCAGGTGTTCCTACGGATAATGTAGATGTCTGAAGACGACAACAATTCTTCCAGGCCCGGAGTTGGGATACCGATAGACTCTCGCGGCGGCCCTACCGTTGATCCTACCAAAAACGTTTTGGACTTGGTGCGTGCCGAGAGCAAGTACCAAGACTCCATGCGCCAAGCACTCAAGGAGTACGAAGACGGGATGCGCGAAGCATCCGAGAAGTACCAAACGCTGATGGTCAGTTCCTCCGCCGTTCTCCGTGAAGCCGAGTTGCGGCTCCAGAATTGGATGAGGGACTCAGAGAGCAAGCGTGTTGACCAACTCGCTTCGCTGCGCCAAGTCTACGAGACGCGCATTGCCGAGATGTTGGCCGTTTCGGTTAAGAGCACGTCGGACCTCGTCTCGACCCAGTTGGTGCAAATTCAGGCAACGTTCAACGACAGGGTGTCCAAGTTGGAGCAATTCCGCTGGGAGAGCGGCGGCAAGAGCAGCGTCAGCGACCCCGCTATAGCGGATGCTCTAGCAAGGCTTACGAGTGGACTGTCTTCGCAGAGCACGGCTTTTGCTGAAGCAATAGCAGCAATGACGACGGCAAACGCCGAAAGCTTGGCCAAACTCAGTGCCAACGTGAGCACGATAGGAACTAGCGAGAACAGATCCATAGCCTCGCGCATGGGACAAGGCCAGCTTGCACAGTGGGTCGTCATGTCGGTGATGATGTTTGCCTCAGTGGGAAGCGCAATTATAGCTGCAATGGCTTTGCGAGGGCATCCGTGACCACCGACGAGAACGGGCAACGGATACCATGGTTGACATACGGAAGCTTTATCACAGTGTTGGTTGTACAGTTGGTAGGTGCCATTGTCTGGGCGACGCGGCTTGACCAGAGAATCAGCGTAGTCGAGGTGCGCGGCTCGCCCGAAGCTATCATGGAACTGGAAAAGCTGCGCGAGCGTGGTTGAGGAAAGGCAGCGTGTCGTGCTCATAGTTCAAGCCGAGCTGCGTGCAGAGCTGGAAAGGCTGAAGCATCCATGACCAAGCCAAAACCCAAGCCGCCACCTGAATCATCAATAGCGGCAACAGAGGGACGCATGGGCGTGGATCTGGCCAAGATGGCCGCTCTGCAGTCACCGACGCCTAGATCCTACGCAGGGGCTCTTATCGGCATCGCCCTGTTCATCCTGTTCGCGGCAATTCTCGCTCTGGCCGTCTGCAATCGGCTGATGTTTCTGGAAGAGAGAATGATGCGGGCCGACATCGGGTATCTCAAGGAAACGGTAGAGACGCTGCGCGCCGAGACGGATGCGCGAGAACTCGACCGTATCAGCGTCGAGCAGCTGAAGGAAGACGTGCAGACGCTGCGTGCATCAGCCGGATTGAGCGGTGCCTACGACAGAGAGCAGCTGAAAAAGTTCGACGAAGACATTGCGCGTATCTTCTATATTCTCCGTAGCCAGAGGCGGCCGAAATGAAAAACGCCGTTGAGCACTTGGACGAAGCAGTTAAAGGCATGCACGCGAAGATGTTCGAGCTGTTCGTGCAGAACGTTGCCGGCAAGGATGCTAGAGCAATTGAGAAATACCGGAATGGGGTTAAGGTTCTCGACGACTGCTATCGCGACGCTCTCGCCGTACTGACAGACAGTAATCGTTAATGAGATACACGAAGCCAGCGGCTACGAGCATTATCAGCACCAATGTATGCAGCTTCATGCCCGTCTCCGTTGCAGGACTCTAGCTCGCTCGGCGTTACTCTCCCGCAACGCTCCATGCGCTTCAATGCAGAGAACGCGGGCTCGAACGAGATCGAGGAGCAGAGGACTCCGCTGCAGATCCTCCACCAACGCAACTATCTCAGTGGTCTGCTGAGCGGCCCAAGCCTCAAGCTCTTCATTGGTCATGAGGCACATATTCGGTGATCTTGGCGGTGAAGAGAGATTGTGAAGCTTTGACAACTTTCCAATGCTCCAACTGCTTTTCCTCGCCCGTCTTTGACGATCTACTCTTCGTCAAATTTAACGGGAAAGTGCTCGCTTATCTTGAAGTTCTGATGGTAGATTCTCATCTCTTCCTCCTTGCCGGCCTTAGTGCCGGCTTTTTTATTTCCACTCATGGATATTCTTCATAGCAAACTGCTTGATAATATTCTCTTCCATTTCAAGATCGAATGCCCACAAGATCCATTGCTCCTCTGGATGATAACGATTACGCTTGAATACGACGCATATTGGCTGTATCTTGCGCTCACGTCGTTCTCCGCGCCAATTTGTATAATCGACAGTTACTGACTTATTGGGCTCAAGACTCATCTTTTCCTCACTGCCTTGTTGCTCTTGCGGCCTGGTTTATGCTTCGGCGGATTTCTCTTAGCTCCAGAGCGGCCATGCGGCGGGTGGGATGCAGCGTCAACATTCTCTTTCCCATGTACACGACGCGGTAGCCGTCCTGCTCCTGCAGCACCTTTGTCTGCTTGGAAGTGTTGACCATCGAAAGATACTCCTCCCGGTACGAATGCCATGACACTGAGAGCATCGGCAAGCTGGTTGAAGATGCTCGCTACCTCACCCTTCTTGCCGCCACTAAACTGCAGTATGTCGCCCTTTTCACAGAGCAGCAGCGATACGGACTTGATCCGCTCGAAGTCCATGTCGGTAGGCCCTCCGCGCCGTTGTAGTTCCGCGATACGCAGCGGCACGGCAGCGGATAAGCCGATGGAAAGAGCGAGGTTCACAAATCCTTTCCTTTAATCTTGAATCTGTAGCTTTCTATGATTTTAGCTGGCTCCCATTCCATCAGTTGCCCAAAGACGATACGAAGATAAGTAACGTTGCTTCCGTCTTCCTCACTTTGAGATTCCTTAACCAAAGCTAGAGCTTCGTCATGGCTTACTTCCTTATACATTGACTTATAGCCAAATCTTGTAATCCAAAATGCGTGATAGTTATATGCCATGCGCTTGCTCCCATTTTTCAGGTTTATATTTGTTGTCTTTCACTAAACCCCAGCATTCAGCGTGGCCTTCGCAGGCATGAACTTTATCCTCTGCTGCAAAGTCGCTTACGCTCATTGTCTGTCCCCAGCAAGGCTCCTGCTCCGTAGCCTCAAGGCTTAGCCAGCAATGGACAGGCTCTGGGCAGAGTGAGCATGGTCGGTAAGTTGATGATTTGAATTTAGGCTCCATGCGCTTGCTCCAGGTGTCCCATGACTTTGTAGGCTTCGCCCTGCTTGGCGTTGACAATGTCCATGATGCGCTCGTCCTCGGTGTCGGTGGCATAAATGACGTAGGCATGAACCTCTCGGGATTGGCCTCCGCGATGCAGACGGCTGAGAAACTGCTCGAAGTCTATGAAGGAGTAGTTGAGAGAGTAGGCAACGATATTGCTTGCGGCCGAGAGGTCGATGCCGACGCCTCCGGTACGCATCTGACAAGCAAGAAGGTCAATCTTGCCGGTCTTGAAGCGTCGGATTACGTCACTACGCATTTCGCCTTTGACTTTTCCGTGAAGGAGAACTGCCGCGTTGAGATTCTTTACCTTATCGACAGCTCTCTCGATTGTCTCCAGCTCCTCCAGGAACTTGCAGAACACGACGATTGGCGGCTTGAGCTTAGAGAGCAGTGAAGCCAGTTTACGTTCCTTGGCGTGGCCTACAGTGACAATGGCGTCGTCGTTCTGCAGGAAGCCGCTGGTTATCTGCTGAAGTCTGATTTTCTTGGTGATTTCCAAGTCGGCAATAAATTTGATGCCTTTGACAGTGACGATGTTGTCCTCGTCCATGGCCTTGTAGATGCTGGCCTGCTCACCGAGCAGTTCGACGGGAACGGGGTGAATGATTAGCGGCGGCAGCTGCATGAACTGCTTTGAGAGCCGATAGCAGCACGGTTCGATAAGAGAGAGAAACTCGGGCAGCTTGTGCTGGCGGAATATCCACTTGTGGCCGCCGTAGCCGCCTCGGACGCAGAACCTTTCCGCAAACGGCGTCCAGTCCTCGTTGAGGACGGTATGGTCGATAAATCGCATCTGCGCCCATACGTCGATAGGGCTCTTGTCGATAGGGGTGCCGCTAAGGACTAGGCGTCGCTTGGAGCCTCGAAACTTGCGGGCCGCTCGGCTCCAACCACTACCACGACTCTTGAGGCCTTGAGCTTCGTCGATAATGACCATATCCCACAGGTTGGGGTGATTGGCCATTCTACTTGCGATTTTGGAGAAGAGCTGGAAGTGGGCAAGCAGAATGATTTTTGGCTTGGCCTCAGTGGCTGCAGGCTTGCCAGGACTTGATTTTGAGCCGGTGGCCTTAGTCAGGGAAGGGGGCCTGGAACGGCTCACCAGCGGCCATTTGTGGGCTCTCTTAAAGTCTTCCCAAGTTCGTACTACTACATAAGGTAGAGTACGAAAAAGGCCTTGGCCTATGCGGTCGGCCCAGGCGTCGTCGAGGGCGGTGAGGGGGCATACGATAAGGATGTTGTCGAGGACGGGGGCGAGCGTTTCGAGGAGGGCAAGGGAGATGTAGCCTTTTCCCGTACCCTGCTCACTATACAACCCTGCGCCGCCCCCGTTTTGGAGACGCTGGAGCAGGAAGTCGAGGGCGCAGGCCTGCGGCGGCAAGAGCTTCGCGCACCAGGTTGAGAGCTTGGGTTGAGGAGGTGACACGGCCGCTGATGCCTCCAGCGTCTTGGATCTGATTAGAGCGTTCTTGCTGAATAGGCTCAAGCTCTTCTCCCGGCAGCTTCACCTCAAGGCCGACGTAGATGCCAAACTGCTGTTGGCTCATAAGGCCTTTGTAACTTGCCCTAGTAACGCAGTCACACGGTATGCAGCCTAACAAATCAGGCAGGCCTTTGGGCTGATAGGGCGAGCCGTGCGTCTTGAACCAGAAGCCTCCGAACTCGGCTTGCAAGGTTTGCCTGATTTGCCGCTGTAAGGCGCTTTCAGGCATTTGTTATGTTGCAGCCTGGACAACAACCATGAAGCCGCCGCATGTCTTGCTGTCGCAGGGAGGCATATCAGTGAGCTTGGAAGCTTCCGAAAGCCACTTGCGGGCTTTGCAGTAGATGCACTCCACTTCGATGCCCTTGCGCGGCGTAGTTGCTTTTTGGTCGCCCATTTTTATTTCCTTTGAAAGTAGCAGAGGCAAGCCTCGGGGGAGGGGGTGGCCTCTGCTCTTAGACGCCGCATGCGTCCAAGCTGTTTGCCCCATCAGAGCCGCGTGTCCCGGCGCTCATCAGGGATTTATCTTGCCGGGATAAGACTCCTGACACGATGTGGAGGCATCGTTCAGAACATCAACTCTTTAGGCCAACAAGCCCTTCTCTTCGATTGCGGCGGTGATTGCGCCGGCCTTCTTGCGGGTGGTTTTGTGCTCGTCGAGATCGAGATTGAGCTTGTGCTTGGTGTTAAGCTCTTCCAGCTCGTCGGCCTGCATCGCCGAAATTTCGTCGGCGGTGTAGGTGATAGAGGCTTTGCCGTTGCCGGCACTTTGTTTGCCGGAAGTTTTGGTGGTGGAAGTCTTGCCGGCGGTTGCTTCGGCTTCTTCGATAAGCTCGGTTTGCGAGAGACGGCTGACGGGTTTGCCTTCGTACTCGTCGTCGGTGACGATGCCGAGGCAAGTGCGGCCAACGATATCGTCGGGATCGACCTCGAAGGCTGAGTCGGGGATATCGGCACCTAAGGAAATGAGCGTCGCCTTCAGCTTCCAGAGAGATTCTTCCGAGAACGAAGTGTAGACGAAGAACTTCTTGCCCTTTGCCCTGGAGTCCTGTCCGGTGAACTCCCACTTGAGAGAATCGTTGCCAGACTTGGCCTTGTGCGGTGAGACGGCGGTGCATTCCATCAGGTATTCTCCCGGCGGAATGTGGAACGATCCTCCCGAGGCGTCAACGCCGGATAGATCCGGGATTTCGAGCATCTGTTTGCGAGGTGTCTTGGCCATTATCAGTTGTCTCCTTCGATGTAGTCGATTATTTCGGCGTAGGTAGGATTGTCGATAGTGGGTGGAAGTCGGGTAGAGCGCGGCTTGCGGAGCTTGGTAATGTAGGCCGGGTTGGGGCCGATGCGCAAGCTGTAAGTAGCGGTTATTTCACGGGATTTTTTTCCTGACACCTCCTTCTCCACAACTTTACGTCTGATGAAGGTATTGAGAATAGCCGAGACATTGGCGTTGAGTACGCGAGCGACGCTAGGTGATACGGCTGGGCCTACGGATGGGGAAACGGCGTCGGTGGTACCGCCCTCTTCCTGGTCGATGCGTTCTTGAGCGAGGAAGACGACTTGGCGATCCAAGTTTCTATAGTTGGCGATCCAGTCTTTGAGCTGGCCGGTTATTCCCTGCCAGTCCTTTTGGCTGAGATTGCCCCAGGCGTAGGCGGCGTCGCCGGTATCCTTGCCGATGCTGGCGGCGTATTCCTGCACCAGGAGATCCTGCACCTGGGTGAGGGTATCAATGACGATTGTCTGGTACTTGGCGTAAGCCTTGTCGTTGAGGATGTTGTAGTAAATCTGTTCAAACTGCTCGAAGGTGGTAACCTCTATGACGAAGACGCCTTTAACGTCGCGGATGCTGTCAGTGCCTCTGTCCTTAACGTCGAGCAGCAGGAGTGGCGTCGGCCAGGTGCTGGCAAGCGAACTTTTTCCTGAGCCAGACTTGCCGTATATGGCCCAGCTGCGCGGATAGACAATTTCGTTGACGGGACGAATGACGATAGGAATAGGCTTCTTGTTTGGAAACTTCATTTGTTGATCCTTTGTGAGACTGATCCCAGCACTTGCGCTTCGTGCATTGGGTTGAAGCGAAGAACCCAGTAGCCGTCATTACGTTGGAGCCATTCTCCGATTTCTATGCTTCGACCGGAGGAATCCTCTACTTCGACGAAGCGTCCAGACTCTGGACCTGGAGGACCGTCAAATACGATATCAATGAAGCTCATTTGTTCAGTTTCCTAGCAGGATGTAGCGACGCATTGGAGTCCACTTACCGTCTACCTTCACCATGCAATCCTGCAGTGGTCCCCAGGAGTATTCAAGCTGCATTCTGGAGGCTTGAGCGGTGCAGACAGCGGACGAGAGCATGAAGCCCAGACAGACGACAACAGCCATGAACAGACAGAAGCCTGCCAGAAGTAGCGTAATCGTCCAGCCGGTAGAGAGGTTATCCATTCCGGTTTCTCCTTAACGACTGAAAGATCCAGCTACAAAACCTATAGCTATAATGGCTAAAACCGCTATGCGGTACCCTCTGCCGTCAAATATCTCTGATTTAGAAACAACAGAGACAAGCAAGGAACCAAATGCGCAGCGGAAGAAGAAGTACCCGTAATCCGTCATTGCGCTTTGTCCTTCGGTGGGCGGATTTCGAACTCGTGCTCGCGGACGAAGTCAGCGTCAGCGCCAGTCAACTCTGCTCTGCATAACGCCTCAAACTCACACCAACTACAATGCCTGCCAATGGTGCGGACTGGCCTGCGTGGATGTGCGGCAGAGTATTCTTCTTCTACCTCTTTCATTTCCTTGGAGGTAACGATGAAGTCTCTCCATACCATGTCGATTACGGGCTTTTTGATTGGCGTGTAGACGCGGTCGAACCAGCTTGGAATGTTGGCGGTGATGTCGTTGATGAAGCCTGAATAGTTGGAAGGCGAGAAGCCGGCGTTGGTGATATCGTCTATGACGACGGCGGGAAGGCTGTCTATCTTGCGTACCGACATGCCGGGATTTTTTTCGTTGGGCTTCATATGTGTCGGTGGTTTGCTGCGGATGTAGTTCCAGAGGGTACCGGATAAGGTGAACCAGCCGAGCATTTCGACAATGCGAATGTATAGGCAGGACTGCAGGTTTCTCCAGCGGGTATCGGAGTCGGGGAAGTTCTCGGTTGTTTTGTGTTCGAGCAGCCAGTTCATTTTTCGGCTGCGGACGAAGCCGTCTATCTTGCCGGTGAACTCGATTCCGGGAGCAATTTCGACATTGTCGATCCAGTGCTCGGCATACTGCTCTTTAGGTTTTGGCGCAAAGCCAACTGCTTCGCCAACAGTTTTTGCTGTTTTGTTAATCGGCTTACCAAGTGTTCTTTCCCAAACTTTAACCGGCAGCAGTTGCAGCTGATCCTTTTTGTAGTAATCCTTGTAGGCTTTCCAGATGTAGGTGATGTCCGAGACGATGGCGGCGATGCTCTCGCGCTCTTCGCGGAAGAGCTTGGAATTAGAGACGGTGGCGTCCTTGAGCGCGGCGAAGGGATCGAGGTTGTTGGCATCGGCTTCGAGCATCTTATGGAAGAGGTCGCCGAAGCGCAGTGGCCGTGCGACAACTTTGGCGCGGAGCTTCTCGATATAGCGGTAGACGTACCGCTGCTCGCAGGCTCGCCGCGTTTCGACTTTTGAAAGGGAGGTTTGGAACATATTAGTTGCCTACACCGCCTCTTTTCTCGTCGGCTATTTCGTCGCGTAGAGCTTCTATGCGGTATTCTAGAAGGTCTGTAAGCTCCTCTAGAAACTCCAAGGCTTCCTCTTTGGACTCGGTGGCTCTATCTATTTGATCCATGATATTATCTTTTGTTTGGATCATATTCCGTGTCGGTTTTACAGTCATTTTCCCTTGGCCTTTTCGATTGCAGCGTTGATAATCAGTATCTGCTCTTTGCTGAAGATTGTTCTTTGACTCCATTTCAAGGCTTCGTTATGAGCGCTTTTGACAATTTCGAGGGCGTGCAGGAGGTCGGATAGTCCGCGACGCCTGACTTCCAGTTCCTGCGCCATTGCCAGGATCATGCCGACATGGGCAAACTGTTCGTCGGCAGCGGGCCATTCCTCTCCGTAGCGGAGGAATCGCATTCCGCCGCCTTCTTCCTGAATGATGGTGTACTTGCCGCCGCCGACTTCGACTCGTAATGCCACGGAAGTTCCCTCTTGACGAATAGGGAGGTTTGGAACATTACCAAAATTTCCCTATGAAGTGCGCTAATGTATGGAGGGTGATTCCTATGCCGGCTGCAAAAAAGACGATAAAAGTAGCTTTCTGTGTTATCTTCATTGAGTTTTACCAGAACTTTTGAATGAAGTGTACAGCAACATAGCCGACTGAACCTAGGGCAATAAGAACTGCTGCTGCCCAGCAGAAGAAAAGAACCATCATAGCGTTGTCGCTCATCTTCCTTTGGCCTTTTCGATTGCGGCGTTGATGGTGGCGAGCGCAATGTCAGTGACGCCGCGTGGAATGTTGTCGGCGTCGGCATCCTTGCAGGCGTCGCGGACCATTTCGCAGGCGTGCAGGAGGTCGGGAGCCGCCATTATAAGCGCAACATTGGCCCGACCTTCCTCGTGTCCTACATCCTGGTAGCAAGTGGGAAGGTAGGCAACGATGCCGTTTATGGAGTTGATACGTCCGCTTTTCCAATCGGCAGTCCATGGCTCTTGCGAGTGCATAGGGAAAATTTCCTGTTGACGAATCGTAGGAGCTAACGTAATACACGTAATACGCATGTCAAGGGAAAAGTTAAATGGCCAACATACGGGACAAGATGCTGAACGTGCGAGTGTCGGGCAAGGTACTCAAGCAGCTCGACACTTGGCGGAAGGAACTGTCTCGCTCCGAGGCGGTGCGGCGGCTGATTGCGAAGGCGCTGGCGGGAGGGAAGAAGTGAGCGAGCAGCATTTTTATGTGTTTAGTCATTGGGTCAATCGGATACCTGTTTACGACCGTACCTGCGGGAATGAGCAAGCTGCAGCTAGGTGGGTTAAAAGATACCGTAATCAAGGTCGGGATGCTTTTTATTGTTTAACGGTTCCTAAGCTTTATTGGTATTAGATACTTCCCATTCTTTCAAAGTAACTCCCTTTCCCCACCTGTCGCCAATTTTAATCTCGCCTTCGATGGGGACAGCTAGGTGAATCTCGAAGGCGTCGAAGAGGGATGGGCGGCGCATGATTTCGTCGAGGCGGCGGGCGATGCGGAGAGTGTAGTCCTGACGGACTTGGGCGAGGATAGAGTCGTAGACGGTGATGTAGGGACAGAAGATGCGTCTATCAGGAAATTCCGAGGTAATTTGCAGGAGTACCATGAAGTTGATATCGGATGCGAAACTTTGAATAGGAAAATTTATGGCCTGACGCTGAGCTTCTCCGCGCTCGTAGCTGTCGTAGGGAGATGTGGCGTCGGGGAGGCGGCGTACTCTGCCGGTGGGTGACCTGATAAATCCCTGAGAGCGGGCCAAGGACTTCTGCCGCTCCTGCCATTTTTCCAGGCGGGTGTAGGTTTGGAAGAAAGCGGAGCGGCTCTTTTGCGCTTGCAGCGGAGTGACGACCATGTCATAGTCGTCTCTAGCGTAGGTTATAAAACGCTTCCACCACATCCCAAAGCTGTACCCGAAGTTAACAGGCTTTGCCTTGCCTCTGATATCGAGTGCGGCCCACTGCGGGTCAGCCTTGTAGGCAGCTTTTGGGCCAGCCTTGAGCAGCACCTCGATTGCCTCTCCATAATCGAAGGCGTGCAACTCCTTAAAGCCTGAGAGCTTGGCAGCAGTGCGTTTGACAAGGTCAGGGTAGCCGGCAGCGCGCTCTATCTCGCCAATGGCGGTGCGCCAGTGGATATCGATGCCGTTGCGGAAGCAGGCGCGCATTTCGGGATCGCCGCTGGCCTCGGCAATGAGGCGCAGCTCTATCTGGGAGAGGTCAGCGTCAATGAGGTCGTAGCCGGGAGGCACGTCGATAAGAGCACGTATCCTGCCTTCTGGATCAGTCTTAGGCGAGGGAATCTGGTAGAAATTAGGATGCTCGCATGCGGGCCTTCCGGTTTTTGTCCCTGATAAGTTCACAGAAGGATGGATACGTTTCTGCACCAAGTACGGTTTCCAGCCAACGATGAAAGAAGAGAACTGCTTACTTACCTTGCGGAAACGCAATAGATCCGTGACGACGGGGTGAATGATTTGCTTGAGGGCTGACTCTGAGGTGCTGGGAGCACCTTTTTCGGTGAAGAGAGGGCATTTTATCTTGAGATCGTCGTAGAGGAACTTGGCGACTTGGAGGGGTGATGCCCAGTTGATGTTGGCATGCTTCTGGAGAGCTTTTGTCGAGATTGGCTTGTTCTTGGTGTCGAAGATGAGCTGAGAGCGTAAAAATCTTTCTGCATCGTCCATTTTAGCGGTGTCGATATGGCAGCCGTTCTCCTCAATATCGACGAAGAGATTACACAAGGGCATGGTGAGGAGCTTGAAGACGCGGGTAAGGTAGGGAGATTTATCTAGCTCTCGTTTTAGAATGAAGTAGAGCTGACGGGTGTAGTAGAGGTCATGGCCGTGATAATCGACTATTTTGGCGAATGAAGCTGCGCCCTGTTTTTCTGAGAGGGGAATGTCCCAGGTGGGAGCTGAGAGGTAGAGTTGGGCAAGGTGCTCAAGGTCGTGCAGGTCGTTCTCGTCGAGGAGGTGGTGAGCGAGCAGGGTATCGAAGGCGAGGTGCCAACGGACGCCGAAGTGGACGCGCATCCATAGAAGGTCGAACTTCCCGCTCTGACCAATTAAAACTGCTCCGTCGATAACTTCATCAATCATGCCGACGATTTTTTCGAGGTCGGATGGAGTCCAGCATGTCTCCGAGTGGAAGAAGGGAATATGATACTCGCCGCTACGAGTGCCGAAGCCGAGCGTGACAATAGAGGCACCTTTTTGCCAGGGGTAGAGTCCTGAAGTTTCAAGATCCAGGGAGACAACGCCTTTGAGGGCCTGGAGCATGTCTTGCACCCGGCTCCAGGTGTTGACGATAACGGGATTGAGCTTGGTTTCACGTGGGATTCCCTGAAAGTCGATTATTTCCTTGAAGCGGGCGAAGTCGCGGTAGAGATACTTGGCGGTGTCTGGATCGTAGAAACTGGCTGCGGGGTGCAGCGTGGGGAGAATAATGCGTCCGTTTGCTTCGATAGCCCTGCCTCGGGCTTTTTTTATGCCGGTGCTGGGAAGTTGGGACGGCGCGATGAGGTCGGAGAAGGCTTTGAGCGCAGTGCCACCGAGCAGAAGAACATAGCGGGGATTGACGATATCGAGTTGCTTCTTGAGCCAGTAGCTGCAGGCTTTTATCTGAACTGGAGTGGGAGCTTTGTTGTCGGTGGAATGGCATGCGACGCTGTTTGTAACGAAGCAGTCTTCGCGCAGGATGCCGGAGGTAGTGAGCAGGTGGTTGAGCTGCTGCCCTGCGTTGCCGATGAAGGGGATGCCTTCCTTATCCTCTTCTGCGCCGGGGTTTTGGCCTATAATCATAATCTCTGCGGAAATCGGCCCGGCGCCGAGCAGGCAGACGGTTTGAGCCTGCTGGTGCAGCCTACAGCGTTGGCAGTTGCGGTCAGGAGTGAGAGACGGAGCGAGCATGTCATTCTGTTGCCAAAGTAATTAGGACTCGCATTGCAATAGCTTTTCCCGTCTTCAGGTCGTTTGGGTCTCTGGTTCCGTTTACGTAATTGGTTTCCGCTCCCAATTTTGTCGAGTAGACGGTATCCGTCAGAATCTGATTGTCTACTACCATTGCCCAAGCTTTAATCATGTTGTCTTCTCTATCGTTATCAGGACGTTGTCGCCAGCCTTGAGGTCGGGTTCGTCGTTGCCGGCGTGGACGGAGAAGTTGCCGGGGAAGACGAGCCACCAGCCGGTATCCTCGTAGACGTGCTGAGCGTTGCCGGCGGTGTCCTTGAAAGAACGGACGTGTTGCTTGCGTTGCTCGACGGCGAGGACTTGGACGGTGGCTCGGATTTTCATCGCGACTTCCAGAGACGGCAAAGAGAAGAATAAGCGTGAGCAGGAAGTCGTCGAGCGGCGTCACCGCGCGTTGAGCGAGAGGCCAAGCGTGAAGGCCTTCTGCCGCGTGGCGCCGGTTGAGCGGTTGAGCGCAGCGGCGATATCTCGGGCAGGCGTCTTCTTCTTGGCGAGTTGAGCGAGCGTCTTCTCGTCGGCAGGCGTCCACTCGCGCCGCTTGGAACCGTTCTTGGCGACGGCTTTCTTGCTGGTAGCTGCTTTTACCTTCTTGGCCATTTGTCTCTCCGTTGGTTTAGGATTTTCGTCCTTGAGGGATTTTTCGGAATAATTTCTAATAATCGGTGAATTGTAGGAAGTCAAGCCTTGATTTTTAGGGTGGGAATGTTGCAGGCTCGATTCCCCGCGTTCCAAGCCACAAACCCCTGAGAGCGAAGCGCATGCCAATATACAATGGCGACTGCCTTGAGATTTTGCCAGATATTGAAGCAAATCGAATCGATTTGATTCTTTGCGACCCACCTTACGGCATTACGTCGGCTGGCTTCGATTGCGAGATTGATCTCAAACAGCTTTGGCCGCAGCTTTGGCGCGTTGCAAAAGCACATTGCGCGGTGGTTTTGACTTCTGCGCAACCGTTTTCCTCAGTCGTAGTAATGAGTCAGATTGAGCACTTCAAACATGAGTGGGTGTGGATAAAAAATAGAGGAAGCAATTTTGCTAATACTGTTCGTGAGCCGATGAAGGAACACGAGAACATTCTCGTCTTTTCACGCGGCAAGTGGACTTACAACAGGCAGATGCAGGAACGTACCGGAGGCGGCCTTAGTCGAGTCCAGTATAATGTAGCTTTTCGGACGCAATCGGAAAACTATCGAGAATTTGAGGATCGCAAGGAAAACAAGCTGCCTGATCAGCGAGTGCCGTCGAGTTGGCAGAAGTTTAATACCGAGGTAGGTCTACACCCTCAGCAGAAACCTGTTGATTTATTCCGTTACCTAATCCGTACCTACTCTAATCCTGGAATGACTGTCTTGGACTTCTCATGCGGTTCCGGGACGACTGCTATAGCAGCATTGCGGGAAGGCAGGAAGTACGTCTGTATTGAGAAAGAACCGAGATTTTTTGATGTTACAAAAGAGCGAATCAAGTCTGAACAAGCTTCTAAACGGAGCAAGTGACGTGCTGATACCCCATCTTTGGGCGGATGTGCCCGGTGAGTATTTTTGCGTCTCGACGATGGAGACGAATGACGGGGTGTGGGTGGAGAAGGGGGAATGGCGGGACAGGTTTTTTAGTAGGAGGGAATTTGGCGAGGTGGCGGGGTATATTGCGGAGGCTGATGCGCGCAAGGCGAATGTCTACTTCTGTCCGCATGGGTTTAGTGAGCGGAGGAAGTCGGCGGAGACGGCGGTGCTGCCGTGGATGCTGTGGGCCGATATAGATGCTGGGGATATTACCCTGTACCAGCCTCATGTGCTGATTCAGAGTTCTCGGGGGCGGTGGCAAGGGCTGGTGTGGATAAATCAGGAATGGAGCGTGGGGGTGGCTCGGGGATACACACAAGCGGTGAAGGCGGATAGCGGGTGCTGGAATTTGACGCGGGTGTTGCGAGTGCCGGGAACGCGGAACTGGAAGAGAGGGGGAGAGCGGGTGCGTCTGTTTCGGAATGAGAACAGGTGGGAGCATAAGATTTATCAGGGCAATGAGTGGGGTGAAGTTGCCGAGCTGGTGTCGAGTTTGAAGGCGGGGGACTGGGGCGGAGACGAGGGGTCGCTGGACGAGGCGAATGAGCTGTGGACCGGGTATCAGGAGAACGTGCCGCGATGGGCGAGACGGATCTATTACGAGAAGGTGAAGGCGGAGACGGATAGAAGCGTAAAGATTTGGAACCTGGCGCGGGGGATGCGTCAAGCAGGAATGTCGTTGGAGGAAATCTACAAGGTTCTGCATTGGCATCCTCGGCTCAATAAGTTTGAGAATCGCCCTGGGCAATTGAGGAAAGACGTTGAGAAAGGAGCGGCGCAAGTGTTGCTGGTGCATGATGGGGGGAAAGAGGGGAAGAAAGGAAAAATAAAGGTGCAGTTGCGGAAGGAGGCGCGGCTGATATTGACGAGCAAGGAGTTCATGGAAGGGTTTATTCCTCCTGATTATGTTCTCGATGGGATTATGCAGCAGGGATATCTGTACGCGCTGACCGGGAAGACGGGAGCGGGTAAATCGGCCTTGATGCTGCTGATAGCGCAGAGCGTAAGCCGGGAGGAGGATGTAGGGGAGCGGGAAGTGAAGGGAGGGAAGGTGCTGTACCTGGCCGGTGAGAATCCAGATGAACTGTGTATGCGCACCATCGGCATGAAGGCGGGGGGAGAGAATCTATTCTGGATACGGGGGACGGCAGTGTCGCTGAGCGAGGACTTCGAGAGAATCCGGGACGAGGTCGTGGAGACAGTCGGTGAGCTGGTTATGGTGGTGGTGGATACGTCGCCGGCTTACTTTCAGGGCGATGAGGAGAACTCCAACGCGCAGATGGGCGACTGGGCGAGAACGCTGCGCAAGCTGACTGAACTGCCGGGGAAGCCGACTGTGGTGGCGAACTGTCACCCGGCGAAGAATGCCGAGGACGGGGCGCTGTTGCCGCGTGGAGGTGGAGCCTTCGTCAATGAGGTGGACGGCAATTTGACGTGCGTGCGGGAGGGCGAGCTTATGACTTTGCACTTTTACCAGAAATTCCGGGGTGCAGAATTTAAGGAAATGCGGTTTGAGCTGGAGACGTATTTTAGCGACTTGATAAAGGATTCGCGAGGGCGGAAGATTCCGCTGGTGAAGGCGAAGGCGCTGACCGAGAGGGAGGCGGGGAGGAGAGAGAGCGAGATTGCCTCGCAGAGTGACCGGGTGCTGGGGTGGATGAAGGCTTATCCAGGAGCATCATTTACTGAGATTGGGAAGGGGACGGATATCCACCCCAGCTCGGTCAATCGGATTGTACGGGGCCTGGTGCAGCTTGGCCTGGTGGTGAAGAATAAGAAAACGCAGCGTTACGAGGTGACGAAAAAGGGTGTCGAAGAGTTGAAAAAGGTGCGGGGTGTAAGAGAGTAAAAATACAACTATTTATCGTTTCGGGGGGCGAAACGGCGAAACTAATTTTCGAGGGGTTTTTTTGCCAATTTTGGGCCGTTTCGCTTCGGGTCGTTTCGGGGGGTTGAGGGGCGAAACGACGATGAGAGAAATGGCTGCAGGAGTAGGAGAAGTGGGGTTTTGTGGGCGAAACGTTTCGCGAAACGGCCGGATAACGGGGAGGGGGGTTAAAACCCCCCGATCCCTCCCGTTTCGTTTCGGCCTCTACCCTTTAGGGGGGACTTCCCGAATCAGGCTTATGAGGCAGCGCGGGTGCTTCTCTCGCCAATCGTCGAAGACGGCGCGGGCGAGAGCTTCGGTGTCGTACCAGCCGTCGAAGTGGGTGGGATCGTTCGCGCCGTTGTAGCTGATGACGCCGTAGCGGGGCTTCTGCATTGCGGGCATAGGTGTAACCCTCCTTTGATGAGCCAGCCGGCTTTGATGGCAGCGAGGGTGACTTTGGAAAGGGCGGTGTCGGAGGAATTGGCCGAAGCCTGTAATTCTCCCAAAGCATGGTTGCAGCCTTCGCAGACGATGCGGGCGGTGCAGGTGACGGAGATGGTCATTTTTGGTTGGACCATTTCTTGAGCTTGGCGCGGAAGGATTCTAGGCTCTCTGGGATTGGATCGCTTAGCTTGCCTTTGCGGAAGTGCTGTGAAGCGAAGATTGTCATTGTTTCTGCTCTGCCGCCAATTACGTAGACGGTGGAGTTGGGAAGGTTACTGGTGAGGCGACAGTAGAGGATACGCTGGGCATCGTTGCGCTTGCCTAGAAGAGCTTCATGCTTTGGCTTGTTCCAGATAGAGGCAGGGTTAATGACGTGCTTCCATTCGAGGAAGAGGAATCTTCCATTGTCTTCAATGACGCCGTCGATGTCGCTCATGCTCATAGGCTTGCCGTTGCGCTCGGGGAAGCATCCGTTGAAGGCGGAAAACTTCACCCGAGATTTTAGCAAGTGACAGTTAGACGGCTTAGGCTCTGAAGGTGACGAGCATTGATGCTCAAGAATCCTCGGTGCTACTTGCTCTCGTTGCCCCATGCTTCCCATCCTTTGCGAGGCTCGCCACGACGGTGCAGTTCAATCTTGGGGAGAGAGGGAAAGAGCTTTTCGATGAGTTTGAGAACTTCCTCCGGCTTCTCCGAGTGGCGGCCTGGTTTGGCTTGGAGGATGGATTTGATTTGAGTGCCGGGGGCGGGGGCGGGAATTTTGCCCTTGATGCCGACAAGAAGCAGTTCGTGCTCGTTGCGGAACCAGTAGCCGAGGCCGAGCTTGCCGACCTTATGCCAGATGAGGTGGGCCTTGTAGGTGAAGCCCCATTTGGACATGACTTGAAGGGCTTCCGGCAGCATCGGCGCGACGGCCCAGAGGAAGAGCACGGAGTTTGGGGCGGAGATGCTCGGTACTTTGAGCTTGAGGATGTCCTTGAGCGACTGGGTAGGGTAGTGGGACTCAGGGGACTTTGTCAGGTCGCCCATTGGGATGTTCTCGTAGCGCCAAGGAGGGTCGGCGAGGATGACGCCGAATTTGGTAGTGGGGAGGGCGCGGACTTTGGCGCCAAGAGCTTTCTCCTGCTTGGCACGCTTGTTTTTCTTCACTGCGTTTTTGGCGGTGCGGGCTTTGTCGGTGGGATTCTCTTTGGTTTCAGTCTCCTTGAGAATATCGGCTTGCTCTTCGGGGGAAAGGTCGGCGATATCTGCGGCTGTTTTGACGGGAATGTCACCTTTATCGACGGCGGCCTGAAGCTTCTTGGAGCCCTTCTTGAGCACTTTGCGGGCACGGGCGATGCTGGGAGTGCTGACTCCTACCGTTTCAGCAGCCCCCGCTTTGGATTTTCCCGACTTTGTATCCTGGGATACAAGGTCGGTTCGAGCGCCTTGCTTCAGAGCCTCGAATCGCCCGCCAACCATGGAGAGCTGGCTCTCGTTGAGGTGCCGACGCTTGAGGTTTTTGGACATGACGAAGGACAGGGCTTCATCGTCGCTACCGGAGAAGGTATCGAAGAATTTGTGATCCTTGAGCGGAGGATTCGAGGAATCCGGCCATAAGCCGGCGTTGAAGGCTGCTTTGTACCGATTGCGACCGTCAAGAATAAAGCCTTCATAGAGTGTGATGGGCTCGATTAGTCCATGTTCTTTGATATCGGCAGTAAGCTCTTTCAGCTCATAGCTCTCAATCAGCGGGAAGATGTCAGCGAACTTATGAGGCAGAAGTCTGCCTGACTTGGGTGCGTCTGGCTTGTCGTGGAAGGGGGCTTTGTTGTCCTTGTTGCGCTGGATTTCGGCGGGGATGTCTGCGTCATTGTTGGTCATGATGTCTTCTCCTTGGTTGAGGTGTCTTCTTTGGTATCTTCAGGTTTTGGCTGTCTGGTGTCGCAAGGGATCTGTATTGACTTCGCATGAAAGTCAGAAGTCCTATTTCAAGATCCTTTAGCGAGCCAACATCGTCGTTGATAGTTTTGAAGGAATTTAGAAAATATGACATATCGATATCGCCGTTCAGGTAAATCGGATAGTTGTGGTACATTTTGCCGTGACGAAGCAGGTAATTGGGCTTCTCTGTTTCGGTTTTCTTTGTCATGGTGTCTCCTCCTCGGTTGGTACGTCGCGCCATTCGTAGGATTCGGACAGACAGACGCCGATAGAGCCGTCGCCGTCCGTAACTGTTCGCAGCACCCAGCGTTGCTGCAGCACAAAGTCGAGCTGGGTGTAAGTGTAGCTTTCATGAAGTTTGCGCTTCCTGTAGCGCAGACGAGAAGTTGGCGATGCGACGATTTTGGTGGGGTAGTGCCCTAGAGTCATGCTGTTTCCTCCTTGTTCATGAATTCGGGCCAGGGTTGCTCTCCACGGAGGCATTTGTAGTATTCATTGATCGCGTCAATGATGATGCGGTCTCCGCTCCATCTGTTTCTGATAGTGAGTATGATAAACACCATTTCCTCGATAGCTTCTTCTGCGTCTCCCATATGGTCGAGGTGAGTGATGCCGCGATAATGGTTGTCGTCGGTTAGGCAGTGTTTAAGACTTCCAGCCATAGAATTACTCCTTGGGTTGCTGTTGGCGGTGGAGCTTGCGGCAGAGCGGGCAGGTGGTGTCAGTTGGGGATAGAGTAAGCTGGAAGCGAGGGACGCGGGCGGCGCAGAGAGCGATGCCGATGGAAGTCTCGGCGAGGATACGCTCGGCACGAGGGGACTGAAACCTTGACCCCCAGTACAGATGAATTGTTTTGGTCATGGTAGTGCGCCGTCGAGCATTTGACCGAGAGTAAGGTCGGCCAGTTTCATGAGATCGTGCTCGGCGTCGGCGAGACGAGTCCAGGCTTCCTTAGGAAGACAGGACGGGTGCTCGGCGCTGAGAATGTCTTTGCGAGCGTCGCGCCATTCGATGACTGCGGCCATGAGCGCCTGGGTATAGGCTTCCTTCATTTGCCGTCGTCCATGATTGAGAGGATGAGCTTGTCGTTGATGATTGTTTCGATGAGCAGGGCGGCGAAGGCGATGGGGCCTAATCCTCTCTTGCGGCCCTCGGTGGTGAGAATGGTGGTAGTGGGGTTGGTGAGGTGAAGGCGGAGGTCGCCTCGCAGGTGGTGCCAGTGGATTCTATGTTTGCAGGCTTCGACCTCGAAGGTTTCGAGGGAAGGAGCCCAGGGGAGGTCGCGTTCGGTGACCATGCGAGCCCAGGCCTCGGAGGCGGAGTAGCCTTGGTGGGCGTAGGCCTGGACTTTGACCATGACCTCGGAAGTCCAGAGGGTGGGCGGGCCTTTGCGGGCTGTTGTCATAGGCTCTCTTTTTTGCGGTTGGCGCGCTGGAGGCGGGCACAGGCGCGGTTTTCGAGGAGGTGGCGTTGCTGGGCAAGGCGGGAGCGTAAGGCGTCTGTACGGGCTTGCCTGGCGATTATAGAGGAAAGGGTTTTGGCCTCGGGTGGGGTGAGGTAGGGCCACCAGCGGGATTGAGTAGGATTGGAGTCCTTTGGCATGCTTCTGCAAGTACGCCTCTTGTACACGGAATGCAAGTAGCGTATATGAGGCGGTGACGATGATTCCCGCGCCTCGGGGCAGTTCGGTGGGCAATGGAGAGACGGAAATGACTAACCATCCGCGACGGAAGAAGCTGGCTATACCCGATTTGAGCAACGTAAGCACTAGAGGCGGCCACTCTTGGTCGCAAGGATCGAGAGGACTGCCCAGTGATCCACTCAAGTGGGAAGTGCTTGAGGGAGAGCCGGCATGGAGCGAGCAGCAGCAAACATTCTTGGATTGGTGCAAGCACGGTAAAGGCTCATGCGTGCTTGAGGCAGTTGCAGGCGCCGGCAAGACGACGGTGCTAATGGCTGGGGTTCGGCGATTGAGCGGGACTGTTGCGCTGATGGCGTTCAACAAGGACATTGCCGATGAGCTGAGTGCTCGTTTAACGAAGATGGAAATAGGGTGGCAGAGAGCCGTTGCGAAAACGGTGCATGGGTTTGGGTTTGCGGCGCTGAGGAAGGGGTTGGGTGGGAACGTTCGAGTGGACGGGAACAAGCTGCGGGCTTTGCTGGACGGGATGGTTGGGGAGGGACACAGTTTGGCGCAGTATCGAGGGGGGATGATTAAATTGGTGTCGCTGGCGAAGCAGAGTTTATTTGGAGTCCTTGAGCATCAGTTGATAGAGGACGAAGGGTTATGGATTGAGACGGCGGATTATTTCGACGTGTTCGACGATCCGAGGGGAGGGGGGCAGGTGCCGTTCGGCGAGCTGGTGCCGTTGTGTAGAAGGCTGCTGGAGGTGAGCAATCAGAAGCTGGATGTCGTCGATTTCGACGACATGATTTATCTGCCGTTGCTGTTGAAGATGGATTTCTGGAAGTATGACAATATCCTGGTGGACGAGGCTGCAGATACCAATGCGGCTCGTCGAGCCCTAGTGCGTGCAATGCTGAAGAAAGGTGGACGAGTAATCGCGGTAGGCGATCGGCATCAGGCAATTTACGGCTTCACTGGGGCCGACAATGACGCAATGGATTTGATTGCCGAAGATTTCGGCTGCGTTCACCTGCCGCTGACTATCACATATCGTTGTCCGAGGAGGGTTGTCGATTTTGCGCGGCAGTGGGTGAGTCATATCACGGCGGCGGAGACTGCGCCGGAAGGGGAGGTGTCGAGTTGCAGTTTGGAGCAGTTTCTCAGTTACAGTGACTTGACGGCGGGGACGGCGGTGTTGTGTAGGTTGAATAAGCCGCTGGTGAAGCTGGCGTTTCAATTGATAAGGAAGCGGGTGCCTTGCCGGATTGAGGGGAGGGATAGCGTCGGCAAAGGGATAGTGCGGCTGATGCAGCGGTGGAAGGTGAAGAGTTTAGACGCCTTGGAAGGGAAGCTGGAGGAGCATCTGCGGCGGGAGACGACGAAGCTGACGGCGAAGAAGCAGGAGGAGAAGCTGGCCGTCGTTGAGGATATGGTCGAGACAGTGCAGGTAATTTTGGACCAGTGCAGGAGTGAGGGAAAGCACACTGTCGATGAAGCGGCTGCGTATGTCGATAGTTTGTTTGGGGATAAGGTGAAGGATCGGCTGGTGCTGAGTTCGATACACCGCGCGAAAGGGCGCGAGTTTAGGAGAGTGTTCTGGTTGGATAGGGCGGGGACTTGTCCGAGCAAGTGGGCGCGCAGCAGTTGGCAGCAGGATCAGGAAGTGAATTTGCAGTACGTGGCTGCAACGCGGGCGATGGATCGGCTGATCGATGTCGTGGTGGAGGGAGAGAGGTAATGACAAAAGAAAATAGTCTTGCTGATTCTCTGGAAATGGCACTTATCAATTTAAGAAAGTTCAACAAGAAGAATACTGACGTGATGAATGCGACCTTTATGGCTGCTGCAATGGTCAACATCCTGCAGGCTATGTATATGATTGGGCCGGAGCGATTTCCGGTTATGAAGAAGATTCTTAAATCCAAGTCGGGGAAAAGAAAGTGAGCAGCTTCAATCGGGCGCAGTATCTGCGGGTGTATGAGATTGCGAAAAGAGTTTGGTGGATGGGAGAATTGATGCCGAAGGCAAAACACGAGGAGGAGATAGGACGACTGGCGATGGAGCTGATGGATATGTGCGAGGGGGTGCTGGGGCAGTTGAATGACCGGCCGGATAGGAGGCGGTGAATGGGCAAAAATTTTTGGTGGTTCAACAGGTTCAATCAAGTTGAGCTGGATGGGCCATTTTCTAGTGCAGCAGCAGCTAAGAGAGCTGTTGCCGGAACGTATAGTCAGATTCAAGGAGGCATGGCTTTTGATATTGCAGTCGTGACGATGAAGCCTGAGAGATATCAAGAGCTGGTGCGCGACAGTATCGTAGGCGAAGGATACGTTGAAGGAGGAAAGTGGGTTGAAGGCAGGCGCGAGATTTCTCAGCAACAGGGATTTCCACAGGACAAGGAATTGTGAAGAGAGGAAAGAGCGGCGAATCGGATAGGTGTTTGGTTTGAGGCAATCAAAGGGAGGCAGAGGTGTATAACTGGGACTACATTGAAAGTGACAAGGGCTGTCTGGTTTGGTGGCGGGATGGAAAGGTGGTGCGGCGGGAGGTGGACCCGATGCGGGTGAGGGGATTGGTGGAGATGGCGAGGAGCTTGCTCTGCGGGTGTATGCGGGATGGGAGTGAAGTTTGCGAGGAGCATGAGGATCGGAGAGTGGCATGAGGGACGATATCAAGGCGGCACTGATGAAGTTTGAGAATAAGCTTCATGCGGCAGTGCAGACCGACGCTGAGCTTGGCCGATTGGATTACAACGACGACAAGTGGGTGCGCTTGGAGCGTAAGTCGAAGCAGTTATGGGCTGATTCCAACGCTGCCAGGAAAGATCTGACGGAACTGCTGGAAACAGTATCCTGAATGAAAACAATGAGTTGCTAGGTGAGATTGACGTTGGAGGGGAAATGAGCGTATAAGCTGCGGCTGGCGTTGGATGTGAGCGGCGGCGGATGGCCTGGGGCGTTGTCTATGCGCAGGCGCAGTGTGAACGGGTGGCGGGAAGGAACCTGGAGCGCCAGGGGTATGAGGTGTTTTTGCCGGAGTGTCAGACGCGAAAAGGCGTGCGTCCGTTGTTTCCCAGATATCTGTTCGTGTTGTTGGACCTGTATCGGTGGTGGCCGATTACGGGAACTAGAGGCGTGAGCGGGCTGCTGATGAATGGGGAGCGGCCGGGTGCGGTTGAAGATGAAGTGATAGAGGAGCTGAAGAGACGACGGGGAGACGAGGGGTTGGTGCGGTTGGAGAGGTTTGGGGTGGGGGATAGGGTGCGGGTGGATGAGGGGCCGTTCAGTGGACTTGAAGGGCTGGTGACGGGTAATAGCAGGCGCAGAGTGGAAGTGCTGTTGTCGATCATGAACCGAAAAGTGAAGCTTTCTGGATTGGGCGAAGATCAGCTTTCGTTTGTGGGATAAGGACAGCTTAGGAGTATCATCGGAGGACGGCCCGCCATCAACCTAGGTCTGTCTGTTGCGGCAGCGGGGAAAGGTGTCTGACGACACTGCTTGGGCCTATGCCATTTCGATGATACTCCTGAGTTGTTTTTAGTTTAGGTAGCTGAGAAATCAGTACCTTGTAGTGGAATGTAACCCTGCATTCCCTGCGGAAGCGTCTTAGGGGACGTTGAAAATCAGATAGTTAGTGATGTTAAATCATGCCTTTTCAGAAGGGTAATAAGCTTGGCGGCAGAGGCGGCATCAACATCGTCACTCAGCAGATTATTTCGCAGCTCAATGAGCTGAATAAGTTCAAGCGGGTGCCTAATCTTGATGTGATTGTTGAGCAGTTGATAACGCAGGCTGCGGGTTATGAAGTTACAGTTACAAAAAAGGTCAAGGGGAAAGAAATCAAGACGAAGGTCGAGATCCCCGGAGACCTCGCGGCCATTAAGGAAATTATCGACAGAGTGCAAGGGAAAGCGCCGCAGTCCGTTACCGTTGGCGGAGAAGAGGACGCTCCCATCGTCCAGATTATTAGGACAATCGTCCAGCCTCCCGGCAGGGATTAGCCTGAAGTTTCCAGTGGCTGAAGTATTTGAGCCGTTATTAGGGGACGCTCGGTACAAGGGAGCGTGGGGCGGAAGAGGTAGCGGGAAAAGCCATCACTACGCGGAGGCTTTGGTAGAGCGGTGCCTGCTGAGGCCGCGAACGAGGTGGATTTGCGTTCGTGAGATACAGCAGACGCTGAAGCAGAGCAGCAAGCTGCTGATAGAAGACAAGATAAAAAATCAGGACTTGCAGAAGAAATTCAGAATCCTGGACGACCAGATAATTACGCCTGGTGACGGGGTGATTATCTTTTTGGGGATGCAGAATCATACATCAGATAGCATTAAGAGCCTTGAAGATTTTGACGGGGCTTGGGTGGACGAGGCGCATAGGCTCAGTGAGAAAAGTTTGGGGTTGCTGCGGCCGACGATAAGAAAACCTGGATCGGAGTTGTGGTTCAGCTGGAATCCTGAAAGTAAGAAAGACCCTGTTGAGAAGCTGCTGCGGCCGGAGAGGAGTGAGGATAGGCCGAGAGACTCTATCGTTGTCGAGGCGCATTGGTGGGATAATCCCTGGTTTCCGCAGGTGTTGCGCGAGGAAATGGAGTACGACAAGAGGCGTGATCCTGACCGCTATGCGCATGTCTGGCTGGGACAGTATCAGAAGGCTTCGCAGGCACGGGTGTTTTCGAACTGGAAGATTGAGAGTTTCGAGACGCCGAGTGACGCCCGGTTCTATTTCGGCGGTGACTTTGGGTTCAGCATTGATCCTACAGTGTTGATACGATGCTGGATACGGGATCGGACTTTGTTTGTAGACTATGAGGCGTGGAAGATTGGTTGTGAGATTGATCATACCCCGGCTTTGTATGCGGGGAGTGATAGCGACGGGCGATGGGTTAATCCGTTGGAGTATGAGGGAATACCGGGGGCGACGCAGTGGCCGATAATAGCGGATAGCAGTAATCCCCAGGCGATATCGTATTTACAGCGGTTTGGGTTTAATGTGCAGCCGGCGATCAAGGGGCCTGGCTCGATCGAGGAAGGGGTAACGTTCTTGAAGGGGTATGACATAGTCGTGCATCCGCGCTGCATGCATGTGGCGGATGAGATGAGCACGTATAGCTTCAAGGTTGATCCGAAGACTGAGGAAGTGCTGCCGGTACTTAGCGACAAGAAGAACCATACGATTGATTCGATGCGCTACGCCGTAGAGCTGCTGAGACGAAGTAGCTACGACACAAGCTACTCGTGGATAGGCACCGATGAGGAGCTGGGAAAGTACAGCATTATTCCCAAATCCAACAAAGGTTCGTGGAAAGATAAAGTCCCATGACGAAGAGAAAATACAGTTTCTCTGAGCAGCACGGAATTAGAAGATGACAGCTTTCATAAATGCGGTGTCGTGTAAGGATGGGCACATTGGGCCGTTTGTACGCAGCAGTCACGTTGATGCAGGCGGCACGAGTGGAGTCATATGTCAGTGCTGTAACAAGTTTATTCGGGTGGTGGATCTTGAGAAGCCGGGGGTGTTGACGGATAAGGCGTCGAAGGAGCTGCCGGTTTGCCGGGGCGTTTCCTCATGAGGGCGAAGCGGCCAGTCCGATAACGGGAAGGGTTCCTGCGTGTCCTCGGCATAACGACATACTGTAACGTTCAAGGAACCCGAGGCCGTATTCAAATGAAACAGACGATACTTGGGGTGCTTCTTAAGCTTGAAGCGGATGCTCGGATACGAGGGTTTCAGATAGATAACAACTTCCATGGTCTGAGACAGCAGCTGAAGGACAGTTCCAAATGAATGGCATGAACAAAACGTGTGGGCAATGTGCGTTTGCTGAGGTGTTGAAGCAGGATATGACGAAGCGGACGTGTTACGGCGTGCCGCCGGTTATGATTCTGATGCCTGGGCCTAAGCAAGGGATGGTGGGGTTGAGCGCGCAGCAGCCGATAGTGAGTGTTGGACGGCGAAGTTGCGGATTGTTTCAAGAGAAGACGGCGATGCAGCTGGCTGAGGAAGTGCGGCCGGAAGTGGCGGAGACGAAGCAGTAATGGCACTGGGTAGGATATTCGATCAGTGGGCTGTCTTGGACCCGCAGCGAGAGAGGCAGCAGGCCGAGGCTGGAGTCGGCGGCCTGGTGCTTGATCAATGGGCGGTGCTTGATCCTGCGCGGTTTAGGTCGAAAGTTGAAGAAGCGTTGAACTCGACGACGGTGTTCACTCCGATAGCGTTGCTGGACACGTTTGTCAGTGAGCTGGAGATAGAGGGAGCTGGAGGGTCTCCTGCAGTAGCGTTCGACGGTAATACTAAGCTCGTCTGTCCCGCCCTGGAGGGAACGGACAACGGCAAGCTGACGATGTCGTTGTGGTTCAAATACGGCTCGTCAGGCGGGGGTGTCGCTTTTATTCAGCCTCACTTAGACAACGTAGTGATAAACATCGGGGCGAAGTCAGGGGACATACCAGATGGAACCTTTACGGTACAGGCTGGAGGGGAACTAAATGACAGTACGCCACAGGCGACCGGGAACTGGAACGGGATCACCCTCTCTCTCGACGCCAGTAAAATGTACACGCAATTATTCGGCGGTGACGTGTACTCGTCGGCCGATACTGGGGTTACCTGGACTGACAGAGCGGCGGCGGGAGCGAGGTTCTGGGTGCTTGGCGATTGCTCGGACGACGGCGCGACCGTCTATATGTGCGAGCAGTGGGGCTTCATCTACAAATCGACCGACAGCGGAGTTAGTTGGACGCGGCTGAGGGGAGCGGGACTGCCGCTTGGCGGATTGGCGGCGTGGCAGCAGGTTTCCTGCTCATCTGATGGATCAGTTGTGGCAGCGATCGTCGGCTCGGTTGCACAAGGTTACATCTACGTTTCCCACGACGGGGGCGACACCTGGACACAAATAACGGCGTTGGGGAAACAAACCTGGTTTTCGGTGACTGTGTCGGGAGACGGAACCAGAATTGCCGTCTTTAGCGCCCCATTCAGCTTCACGGGAGCGCCTGGCGACGACGGTTTCGTCCACGTTTCGACAGACGGGGGAACCACCTGGACGGCCGCGACTCTAACCGCCGCGAACGACACCGGCTCACCGACCAACGCGGTTAAGTACTCGCGCGACGGAAGCCATCTCTACGCGGCGGTCGGGAACAACGGAACGCCGAGCGGAATTTGGGTTTCCCCGGACGACGGCGCGACCTGGACGCAGCGTGCATTTACGATCCCGGCCGGCGCGATCTATGTCTCCTGCTCCACGGACGGCTCAACTGTTATAGCCGCTGGGGGTGGAGCTTACGCCTACATCTCGACCGACTTCGGGGCGACGTGGACCCGGCAGGATACACTGGGACCAATAGGCTGGGTCGGTGTGGATGCCAGCGGAGATGGAAGTGTCTTAGCCGCGACCCAATTCGGCGGCAACCTCTTCACCTACGCAAGCGGGACCTGGACACAGCAAAACGGACTCACATCAAACCAGAATCTCAGTGGCGCGCAACTATTGTTAGGAAACTATAACACTAGCGCATGGCCGCCAGCGAGCGACGACAATTGGCACCATCTATTGTTATCTGGGGACGCTGGAACGGAAACTCTTACCGGCTATCTGGACGATGTTAAGATTGACCCAGCAACTTATTTTCTGGCGTCCTCGCCGCCACCGACGAGTTTATTCAACACGGACCTGGACTTTTGGATAGGCGGCACTATGAGCCAAGGTTTCCTCGGCTCGCTCGCTGACTTCTTCATCTACGCTGGCCTCTCGCTGCTCGACGGCAGTGGGGATATTCCGGTAGCGCAGCGGCGAAATTTTATCACTGCTGCGTTGAAGCCTGTTGATCCAGCAGTGACAGTGGGGGCGCTGGGAGAGGCTACGGTGCAGTTGTCGGGAGATGCGTCTACGTTTGGAACTAATCAGGGAAATGGTGGTGAGTTTTTGGTGGCGAGCGGTGCTTTGACTGATGCGGCGGGGCCTTAAGATGAGTGCAACCATTCATTGGCTCCGCGACAGCCTTATAAATTTTGTCACAAATTTTGGGACATCTCGTGATCCTACTGTTGGTGCGCACTGGAATCTCAAGCTTCTTAATCGCAATGATGTTGAACAAGCATACAGAAGTGACTGGATTGCGCGGAGAATAGTGGATGCTCCTGCGGAGGACAGCTGCCGAGAATGGCGGCTGTGGCAGGCAAACCAGAATCAGATTGAGAAGATTGAAGATCTTGAGGAAAAGCTCAAGATACAGATGAAGACCAAGCAGGCCATTCTGCGGGCACGTCTGTATGGCGGCGCAGGAATGGTGCTGGGAGTGGATCAGGGTGAGGCGAAAGATCCCTTGGATCTGGAGAAAGTGGGGAAGGACGATCTGAAGTTCGTCGTAGTGTTGAACCGCTACGAGCTGATGGCGGGACCGCGCATCTACAACGTGGAGAGTCCTTGGTACACTCAGCCGGAATACTTCACGGCGGCAACGCCGTTGTTTGGCTTCTACGGCGAGGAAGGGAGTACTTATCCGGGGACTAGTAATAGGGGAAACTACAAGCCTGGTGATACGCAGCGGCAGGTGACGCCGGTGTCAGGGATGGTGCAGATACATCCCAGCCGGGTGGTGCAGTTCTATGGCAATGAGCTGCCGGATTGGCGGCTGGTGCCGCTGGGCGGGTTATGGGGGGATTCGGTTCTGCAGACGTGCGAGGACGTGCTGAAGGACTTTGGCATGTCGGTTGGTGGCATTGCCAACATGATAAACGACGCCAAGCTGGACGTTATTAAGATCCCGCAGCTGACGCAGAATTTGAGCAATGCAGCGTCCAGCAATAAACTGCTGACGCGGTTCATGGTGGCGAATCAGTCGAAGAGCGTGATTAACAGTCTGTTGCTGGACAAGGAAGAGGAGTGGGAGCGGATACAAACCTCGTTTGGCAGTCTGCCGGAGATTATGCGCGAGTTCATGACGCTGCTGGCCGGTGCTGCCGAGATGCCTATGTCGCGCATCTTTGGACAGAGTCCTCGGGGGTTGGGTGGGGCTAGCGGAGGAGCAGGAGAGCAGGACACCAAGAACTACTACGATAATATCTCGTCAAAACAAAAGACTGTCTACACTCCGGCAATGAAGTACCTGGACGAGGTACTGATACGGTCGGCACTCGGAAGACGTGATCCTAATATCCACTACGACTGGGCTCCGCTGTATCTGCCTGATCCGAAGGAAACGGCTGCAGTGCAGAAGTCGAAAGCTGATACTCTGCAAGTGCATGTGAATACGGGCCTCTTTAACGAGGACGCTCTGCGCAAGGCTGCTGTCAATCAGATAGGCGAGGACAAGGTCTATGCGGGGTGGGAGGATGCAATAGAGGAGTTCGGAGAAGAGCCCGATGTCGTCGAGGCGCGCATCTGGTCGCCCGGCATTGATCCGAGGACGGGCAAGCCGATTGCGCCGGGTGGTGGTAGTCTTCCTCCAAGCGGCAAACCTCCGCCAAGTGGAAATGGTGGGGCACCGCTAAAGCAGCTTACGGGGAAATTTAAGAAGCAGGATTTGGGAGATGCCGCGCCGAGAACTCTGTACGTTCGGCGTGATGTTCTTAACGGGGATGAAATCAGAGCGTGGGCCAAGCAGCAAGGATTCAAGACGACAGTGCCGGCGAGCGACATGCACGTCACTATAACGTTCTCGCGGACGCCGGTTGACTGGATGAAGGTCGCAAGCAATAGCTGGTCGTCTACCGTTGATAAGGGGGGCGGAGAATTGCAGACAACTCCTGGAGGGCCGCGCCTGATTGAAAAGTTTGGCGATGCTGTTGTGCTGCTGTTTGCCAATGCTGAGTTGACTTGGCGGCATGATGAAATGGTGAAGGCTGGGTGCAGTTGGGACTTCCCTGAGTATCAGCCGCATATAACGATAAGCTGGAATGCGGAGGGGTTGGATCTCAGTAAGATTGAGCCTTATCAGGGAGCTATTCGGCTGGGGCCTGAGATTTTCGAGGAAGTGAAGGACGATTGGAAAGGGGGGATTATTGAAGATGCTGGCCCAGACGACGAGCCGCGCGATGAGCATGGGCGATGGACGAGTGGGGAGACTCTAGCTGGTAAGGTAAAGATTGGCACCAAAGATCCCAAGGATATGAGCAACGCTGAGATTGCCAAAGAGTTTGAGAAGATAACTCTGCATAGTAGCGCGGTTAACAAAGAAATGATCAATGCCGGCAGAGGAATGGAAGCTAGGTCGGAGACAGAGACAAAGACTGATGAGCTGTCGCAGAAAACAAAAGCTCTCAGTAAACGAGAATATGATCTCTATGCTGAGAACAAGTTACGTCAGGATATGGGTGGTAGACGTGTTGAGAACCCAGAGACAGGCAACATAACTTACGTAGGAAAGCGTCCTGCTAACTTAAAATATAGCTATTTCAAGGAAGACTCTGTCGTCGATGACGCTGATTTAGACGACGATATGGTTGAAGACTTCAATCCGAATCATGATCTCAAGAGCGGGGAGTTTTCCAGTGGCGGGTTGAGTGAGGCCGGGAAGAGTGCGAGCGAGAAGGGCGGCCATTGGCGGGAAGCTTTGGAGCAAGAGCGGAGAGTGAATAAGCTTCGCGAGGTTGAGGCCGGTAGGCACTCGGCGCTTTATCCGGGGAAGTCGGGTTATGCAGGCAGTCCAGGCGGCGAAGGGTTGGGTGAGGGTGAAAAGGCAGTGTCTCAACCGAAGTCGTTTGCGGAGCGCCACGATACGATGGCGGACAATACTGCGGCTTGGATTCTAGAAAATGGGAAAGAGTACGATTTCGATAAAGTTAAAGAAATGGTGTCGTCTGCTTATAAGGCCGGAGCAAGCGACGACGATTGGTGGAAGGCAATACGCAAGAGCATAAAGCTGAAGGATTTGCCTGAGCTGAAAGGGCCTGCTGACTGGGATAAGACGCATCTGAGCGGCGACGGGTTGGTCCTCAGCGACGAAGCAAAGGCACGGCTGAAAGAGGGCAGCGGCATTGAGCGGATAGTGGACGCAATAAAAGCAATGCCGCAGCCTGTCATTAACGTGCATACGCCAGATGTGGTAGTGCATCAGCCTGAGATAAACGTGACGACACCCGATGTGAAAGTGACTTCCCCTGAAGTAAACGTAACGGTGCCTATCACGATGCCGAAGAAAGGTGTCGAGGTGACGACTGTTACGGCGCACGATAGTGAAGGGCGCATTAAAGAGTTCGAGCGCCGAGAAATAGACGACGAGGAGAAGTGACTTGGCCGCTTATCAGAAGTTTAATCTCTTCGTCGAAGATGCTCTAAAGGGAGTTTATCTGTTTCAGAGTGATGCCTTCAAGATCATGCTGACCAATACCGCGCCGGTGGCGACGAACCACCTGTACGGGGATATCTCAGGGAACGAGGTGGCCAACGGTGGGGGGTACTCGACAGGCGGTGCCGCGATTACAGTGGGGCTGTCGAACAGCAGCGGGACTGAAACTGTAACGGGGACCAACGTCGTCTTCACGGCGACGACGGGATTCGGCCCGTTTAGGTATGCAGTGCTCTACGACACGACGCCAACGAGTCCCTTGAAGCCGCTGATTGCCTGGTGGGATTATGGGTCGAGTATCTCGTTGAATGCTCTGGAGACATTCACGGTAGCGCCTGGCTCGGGTAATCTCTTTACTCTGGCGTAGGCGATGGCTGGGATCATTGGCTGGCCGGGGGAGTCGGGGCCTATGCGCTAAGCGGGGAAGCGGCTGGGCTGTTCAGCGGCTACTACCTCGGAGCGGGAGTGGGTGCGTATGGCCTGACGGGTGAGGCTGGTTCACTTCTAAAGAGCTATGAATTAGGAGCTGCAACTGGAGGGTATGCGGTAGACGGGGTTGCAGCTGTACTGTCGGTCGATGAAGGCCTCGTCAGCGGGGTATATTCGGTCACTGGTGCGTCGGCGGGGCTGGAGGCTGGCAGGGAGCTGCCAGCGGCAGAAGGGGCCTACGCAGTCACTGGAGAGGCTGCTGCTCTTACTGTCGGGGGACAGGTTTCGAAAACGGGATTCAGCGTCGCGGGCGGCAGTGGTGGGGGCAGGCCTGTTACGGATATCCTGCGCGACCTCGACAGACGGAGGACGCTGGCGGCAGAGGCAGGAGTGTTCCGGTTGTCGGGAGATATAAACCTCGTTGTCGGGCGCAAGGACTGGGTCAAGTACGACAACGATTTTCTGATAGCGGCTTAGTTCCAAAGGAAGGTAAGAGAATGGCTACGGGTACTATCAAGTTCTTCAGCGATAAGGGGTTCGGCTTCATCAAGCGTGACGACGGGAAGCCGGATGTGTTCCTGCATCGCAAGAAGCTGGAAGAGAGTGGCGTTCCGTTAGGTGTCGTGAAGACGGACAGCAAGGTCGAGTTCGATGTTCAGCACGGCGACCGGGGGCCATTCGCGGTGAACATACGGGTATCGGCATGACCAAGAGCGGAATACTACCAAAGCTTCTGCTGGAGAACATCGATTTCTGGGCAGCAGTTATAAACAAAGGTATGAGCCTCGATACTGAAGAGATGCGCAGCAGACTGCTGGAGGATTTCAGTTCTATCAAGGAGGTGTTATCTGAACCGCCTTTTACCCGCACCAACGCCATTGCCGGTGAGCAGAATCAGCGAGGGCTGCGGTGACGACTGAGTGCATTTGGCCCTATCCGAACTATGGAGATTTGCTCCGGTACTTGCAGCCACAGGTACTAATTCAACAGGGCTGCATTTGCCCTCCTACTTCCGAGCAGACTTGTGAAAATCCTACTTGCCCTCGTAAAAATTGGCTGAAGCAGTCAAAATGTGCTCAAGGAGCGTAAGATGATTCGTCGCTCATGTCCTGATCCGCTCGTCAATGCGCCGCCGGTGTCGCCGAGCCAGAGATCGATAGAGGTGATACTGAAGGGAATGGCTGCGTTTACCCCTGAAGATAATCTGAAGCGCAGCGGCAAGGTATGGCCGAGTGGGGGTAAGTATATGACGATGCCGGGGACGGGGTATCGGGCAGGCGAGCCGGGGATAACGGGATGAGCAGAAACACAGATGCCATTATCGACGTGCTGAAGAGTTCTATCAAGGCAATGCAAGATCCTACTCAACAGGACGAGGCTACTCAGCAAGCCATAATAGACGCAAGCCTGGAGCTGGGTCGTGAGCTTCTCAATAATATCGGCCGCATCGCCGATGCTATAGAAGAGTTGGCAACGAAGGACAAAGTAACATGATGAATACTCCGCTGCAGTCGTTTACGCCGTGGGCGATGCTCGATCCCGCAAAGTTTCAGCGGGAGGTGCATGCGCTCAATGGGCATGTGACGTTCGACACCTTTTCCGTCTTGGACCCGCTGCGCGAGCTGAAGCAGATATCGGCTGAAGCGGGACATGGCGTGGTGCCGGGGGCGCTGTTCGGTGTTGCTGCGGTGGGTGACATGGGCCGCGCCGTTTACGACATCAATAATCACCTATGAGTGCTGGTCTTGCTCAAGCGATGCTACGTGCTCGGGTTTTACCGAAGACTTATGTGAATTTCTTACAAGGTCAGCGTTTTAAGGAAATCTATCATTGGGCTAGGAAGGAACATGCTTTCCTTCTTGTTTGTGAAGGAATTAGTAAAGAGGAGATAGGTACTCGTCTGGGGATACAAGGAAATTCCGCTTTGCAAATGGCTCGTTCGTACGGATATTATTTCAATTTTAAAGTTCGTCGATGCCGAGTGGTGCTTGAATGAGCCTGCTTGCGCCGCGCCGGCAGTTGTTGAAGACGACAACACGTGTCGTCGATGCAGATGCGCGGCATGATCCGACTGGGACGGGATTTTTGCGGCGGCGGTTTGCGGCTGACTTGGATAGGCGGTGGGCGCGGCTTAAGCGATTGACGATAGAGGCGGTAGGTAAGAGTGATATCCTTGGACTGGGTGGGCCTACCGTTGCGACGATTGCGGCGCTGCCGCATGGCAACAAGGTGGAGGGATTCCGTAGCTGGTTCGACGCTGCGCTGCGCGCTGTAATCCTGGTGTATGACGGACGGTGGACGCGCAGCTATATCGAGCAGTCGATGCAGTTGGCAAAGACGCGAGCACAGAAGCTGACAGTGAGAGATGCGTATGATCCCGACGAACTTCGTGATCCTAAAGGAAAGTGGACAAGCGGAGTAGACTTAACAGAAACTAAGGAGTTTAAGAGCTGGTTTGGAGGCAGTAAGGTAGTCAATGAATCTGGAAAACCTCTGGTTATGTATCAGGGAGGCGGTAGTTCTAGTTCTGGTAAGCATGGTAATATGCTCGGCAACGGCATTTATGTAACTAACTCTTCTGAATATGCAGATAAGTTCACTGGCAGAGAAGGGTACATTACACCATTGTACGTTAAGGCTGAAAAGATACTTGAGGAAAACTCAGTTAGGTTATCTGGTAAGAAATTGGGAGATTATGCGATAGCTCATGGGTATGATGCTATTCGTGGGGTCATTGGACGTGGGTTGTTTCAATTAGTCGTATTTGATCCAACTCAGATAAAGTCTGCTATCGGAAACAAAGGCACGTTTGATCCTAAGAGTCCAAAGATAGGCGACAGTGCTGGGCATAGGCAGCGGCATGAAGAGGCGGAGATCCCGGAGGGTTTGTATGAGAAGACGGCGGAGCTGGTGGCGAAGGCGGCGATCGATCACGGTGTTGAGTGTCCTTGGCTCGCTGGGCGTTCCCGTGACGGAAGCGTGGTCTACATTGACGAGAGAGTACCGCGATATCTGCCGAAGACGGGAATTGATACGTGGAAGACGCTGCCCTGGCATGAACTCGCGGAGTGGAGCGAGCAAAACGCCGGCCGTAGCTATGACGATGATGGGACCTCAGCTCACCCTATTGCAACCGCCGTCGAACGAAGGCGAGTGATAGAACTGGGCGGAGATTGGGACGAATACAGCGACGAAATGGCGGGCTATGTCGAGAAGACTAAGCAATTCAATCCTGATTTGGTACCTGAGAATTTGGACAAGCGGCCGTTTCTGAGCGGTGCCGGCGGCGGTGCAGTGCTGCGAAGATTGGACAAGAGGGCGATAGAAGACGCTTACGATCCAGATGAGCCTAGAGATCCTCACGGAAGGTGGACAAGTGGAGGAGAATATCCATTAGCCCCAAGAAGTGAATGGTACGGAGAAGCTAATTATGAGGCTACTGGCGGAAAAATGGTAACGATGTCGCCCGATGCGTTTTTGAAGGCATCTCGTCCATTGGATATTGACGAGACTTCTCGTGAGAACATCGACTTTCTTAAGGAACATATTGAAGCAGGAAAAACACTTGATCCTCTTGCGTTATATGCAAATGGAAAAGAAGACGGTAGACACCGTGCCATGGCTGCTAAAGAGCTTGGTATAAAGCGGGTTCCAGTTATCAATTTTAGAAAGACTGTAGCAGCGGATACTCAGTTGCGGGATGCGGCGGAGGGGGTGACGCTGGCCTCTTTGACGGTGGCGGAGTTGAGCGGGATTTGCGATGCTGTTGGGCAGCAGGCGGTACGGGCGGTGGCAACGGGAATACTGCACCGGGAGCGGCCTGCTTTGATAGCTCGCCGAGTGGGGCTGGTGATTAACTCGGTTGGACGGGCGCGTAGCCGGCAAATGGCCGGGTACATGATCGTCAAGGCGTTTAGCGTAGCGACGCTGGAGGAGTTTAGGGCGCGGGGGGTGACGAAGGTTGGTACCCGAGCGGAGCGGTTGAGGATAGTGAAAGGTCCGCACGGTAAGCACCTGGTGAAGGATAGGGACGTTAGGAAAGAGGAAGGGCCTACACCTGAAGAGATAGAAGCGGCGGAAGAGAGTGAAGAGACGCTGCAGGAACTTGAGAGCGTGGAAATTTTAACGGCAGGCGATGACGATGTCTGCGATATTTGTGAAGAAATATCCGATAACGGGCCATACGATATCGACGAAGCAATGAGTTTGATACCTGCTCATCCAGGCCCGTGCCGTTGCGCGTTCGTGCCTGCCAATGATGCTAGATTCGCAAATGTGCGAGACTATGCTACAGGACAGTACGGAGGAGAACTTTATGACTTCGACCCCGACCAACCGAGAGTCCCTGCAGGATCGCCTGGAGGAGGAGAGTGGAGTGGAGGAGGGTTCGCAGGAGGTCAGCGAGCGGGAAGTGCGGGCGAGGCAGAGAAAGCGGCAGGAACAACAGCGGCCGGTCACGCCAAGTTAAGTGGCCTTCCCGACAAATCGATAGACTTAGGCGCTGCTGGCTTTTATGCCCCTGGTCCTAATGCACAGATTCATGCCGCTGCTGTCAAGTACATGCAGGACGCGGGCCTGCACTACGATCCTCCGAAGAGCTACGAGAAGGTAGACAAGGAACGGGCAGCACGGATTGCTGGTGCATTCGACGCAATGCCGCATGCTCCTGATGATCCTGCAGTGCAAGCGTCATATGCGGCGCTGGCGCGGGAGACACTGGCGCAGTGGCAGGCTGTCAAGGCTACCGGCCTAAAGGTAGAGTGGATCAAGCCGGGACAGAAGGACCCTTATGCAGCGTCGCCCAGGCTTGCTGCTCTCGACGTAGCTCAGAACAATCACTGGTGGGGCTTCCCGACTGATCAGGGGTTTGGATCAGGAGAAGAAGCTGAAGCAGCCAAGCATAACAACCCGATGCTGACGCAGACCGATGAAGTTGTTGACGGGCGTAAGCTCGTTGTCAACGACGTGTTTAGGATTGTTCACGATTACTTTGGACACTTCAAGGATGGAGTAGGTTTCCGTGCCGAGGGTGAGGACAATGCTTGGCGCTCGCATGTAGCTATGTTCTCCGATGCCGCTAAAGGTGCAATGACATCGGAGACGAGAGGGCAAAACAGCTGGGTAAACTTTGGTCCTTACGGCGAAGCTAACCGAAAGTCTACCGCAGCTGACACTCATTACGCTCCGCAGAAAATCGGCTTGATGCCCGACTGGACATGGAAGAGTCAGTGAATCGATATCAGCACTGCGATGAACACGAAGCCGACCAGGAACCCGCGCAGGATTAGGTGAAGGTCAGGAGTCATGGTCTGGCTTTGAGAGATACTCTGTAAACACCGGCTCCTAGGTGTTTAGTAGCTATATCATACAACTCTCCCCGAGCCATAACCATGCCGCCGGTTTCCAAGAGCATTTCCTTTAGCTCCCTGCGAGACATAGTTGTGTTGCCGCTGGGCAGACTTGCAAGAAAATTGAGTTGACGAGTTGTTTCTGGTGTCATGTCAATCAACCGCGAACTGGTTTTCGTCTTTGTAGAGCCTACCTGTTATCGGTGACGCTTTCCAGCCTTCTTTCCAAGCCTTCTCGAATTTAGTGGCAGCAGTCTTGGACATGATATAGGCCTTCTCGCGATGCGAGTAACGCTCGTTGGAGAATCTGCCGGCTAGGCACATAGCTCGCGTTTTCATCCAATTGTTGGGGTAGGAAGCGCAGTGAACCGCCATCATGTTCTTGGCATAGCGAGCTGGTTTGATAGTGTAGCCCGGTTCGTCAGTCATGGTGGGCGTCTCCGTCGATAGTGTTGGAACGTAGGTCAGCGACGTACTTGACGAGGGCGTTGTAGACGGCGGGCTCAAGAAAGACGACGTGGTCGTCGTTCTCTCGCGGTGCTCGCAACCGAATTTGGAAGCCGTCGAAAGAACAATAGAGACCGTCTCCGAGATAGGTTTCGTCACGTCCGATTGGCGCTCTGCTCATAACACTTGCTCCGTTTCTCGCAGCCATTGCAGCGACTTCACTGCCTTGGCGTTCCAGATTACACCGGAGGCGCAGTCCCAGCCGTAGTACCAGAAAGTATGCAGACGGCGATTCCATAGATAGGGTGAGACAATGATCCCGTCGTGTTTCTTTGCTACCTGTATCCAATTGATGTAGTATCTCTTTTCGTGGTGGGACTTCATGGAGCCAGATATAAGACCTCGCTGAAACGGGTAGTCTGCTCCGTACTGCTCAGTGAACTGATCCAATTCCTCGTCTGAAGCTATGCGCAGAATTTTGGCACTGTCTGACAGCTCTACTCTCGTGGCGTATTGCAGGCCGGCGAGGTTGAAGTTTTCCGACAGGCACCACTCTTTCCAGGCAGTGTCTACGGAAAGCCACAAGCCGTTAGGCTTTCCGATTCTGTCGGTTTCCTTCTGCTGCACGACGCTGCGAACGGACGTGAGAGGCCTTACTCCATAGTGAATTAGTCCCTCATTCATGACGCTTTGCTCCTGAAGCTGAAGTTGCCGCGATTGATTTCCCACGTCTTGTCGTCCTCGCATAGGTTGAAGGCGGCATGACGCTCGATTGCCGAGAGAATTAATGCGGCCTGCGTATCTTCCCAGTCGTCGTTCTCGCAGGATTGGTAGTCGAGACAGTAGCAGGCACGGACGACTTGCTTAGAGGCGGCTTTGGTAGCGAAGAGGTTGAACGGCGTGTAGGCGTAATCCGCGCCGTCATTGCCGAAGTCCTCCTTGTAGCGGCGGCGGACGGACCTGATGTTCTCGGCGTAGAGAATGCGGCCGACTTCAGTGGCGTTATGAGCTATTATCTGAATACTCTGTTTCTGCTCGCGGTCGTAGTACCAGAGGTGCTGATTGATAGCGTAAGTGATCAGGGCGTCGATATGGTCGTGGCTGACGATGAAGGCGGACATTGGCTAGCTCCTGTACTTGGCTTGGAGACTAGACAGTTCAGCCCGCTCCGTTCGCTCGGTGAAGTTGGTAATAGCGTCTTGCAGAGTGTCAAGCTGGCCTGAAGTAAGAACCCAAGCGCCAAGAACCTTCTCGACATCGCTGTAGGTGAAAGCTGGATCGCCGTAGTGCGGGTGGTGGTGGCATTGGGCCAGGAAGTCGCGGCGCGCTACTAGCGAGCCGAATTGAACGTCGTAGAAGCCTGCCTGATTGAAGTGTGCTATATGGCCAAAGCACATGCTAAGCCTCTTGTAGAACCACTTGTGAAAGAGCGTTTGCTTGAATCCGTTCTCAACGAAACGAACGAAGTGGTTGGCGAACTTGGCTTTGTCCTCGGCAGTGTCCCACTGAGTAGGCGTGAACTGGCTGGCGGTGAACATCAGGGCGTTTCCTTTGTTACGGTGACGCGGTAGTCGTGGCCGCGATGGTGGACGAGGAAAGAGGTGTCGGTTTCTGCTTTTTCGTGCGGAACAACTCTGGAACTGACGCTAAGGCATTCCCAGACTTCTTCGGCGACGACGGCTTCCATTTCTTGCTTAGTCACTGACGGCCTCCTCGGGTTGGTTGCGTTTCATCAGGTAGTCGGCGGCTCGCTGCGCCTTGGAAGCGGCAGAGAAGAAGGCACGGCTATCGTCTTTGAACAGCTTGATCCAGTTAGCGATGTAGGGTGCATGTTGAAGAGAGCCGTCAAAGTTGAACTCGGCGCAGAGGTAGGCAGAGGTAAGCTCAGCAACCAGTTCCTCAGCAGCGTATTCAGGTGTACCGAAGAAACCCTTCATTTCGCGGTTCAGTCTGTCCTTATGTCCTGTCCAGTGGCCAAGCTCGTGAAAAGTAGTGGCGTAGAAGTTGTCCGCTGATTTGAAGTTCGTGAACGGCGGCATGTGAATCTTATCGATGCCGGGATAGTAGCAGGCTCGATCGCCGTGCGGGGTTTCTTCGAGTACGACACCAGTTTCATGGACGAATGTCTCTACCTCTGGATCACGCTTGTCGTGGTTGCGAACCTTCGGCTCGACTGTCTCAGTGAGCTTTGTTGGCAGGTTGTCGCACTGGCTTACGTTAAACACCGTGAAGGCGCGAAGGAAGCTGATAGACTTCTTGTCGTCAGGGTTGTCCGACTTCTTGTCGGCGACGAGGATTTTCTTGACGAGGTAGACCTCGGTGCCCTTCTCGCCCTTGCGGACATGGCCGCCGGAATCCTTGGCCTGCTTGAAGGTGAGATAACGGGGCAGAGTCCAGCCGTGCTCTTCAGAGGCAATCCAGAGGAAGAGGACGTTGCCGCCGCTATAGGGACGCCGCGTAACGGCGTTCATGGGTTGATTGAGACCGGGCGTACGCGACCACGGCTTAACCCAAGGGACGGTGCCCTTGGCAAGCTCGGCGGCGATCCGCTCGGAGACTTCCTTATGCAGATCGCGATAGTCAGTGCGGTTGGACATAATAGGCTCCTCAGTTTGGAACTCAGTTTAACGAATCATTCCGCTGCAGTGAGCCGCCGAAACGGCTCACGACGCCAGAATGAGGCTATATGTACCAGTCCCACTTTGCGGGTCATGGTGCCCTCGGGTTTGGAACTGTCTTGGTGTCCTAGATGTATGACAGGCGGTGATTTTGTCAAGGGTGGGGGTGGAGGGTAAATGAGTGGGTATTTAATCCTAGACACGGAGACAACGTCCTTGCTCGATTTCCGCAGGCCGCCGGAGGCTCCAGGACAGCCCAGGATGGCGGCTGTAGCGATGATTTTTCTGGGGGCTCAGCGACAGTGGGAGTTCGAATGGGCCTGCTACGTACAGCCGGAAGGCTGGGAAATGAACCACGACGCAGGGGCGGTAAACGGCCTGACGACGGACAGGCTGAGGATCGAGGGTTTGCCGGTATGGGTGCCGCTGCTGCTGTTCGCTGAAGGGGTACGGCAGGGGCGAACGGTGGTGGCGCATAACAGCGAGTTCGACTTGGCGATAATGCGTGGCGAGCTTCGGCGAAGAGGGCAAGACCTCGAAGAAATCAGAAGCTTTTGCACGATGAATGCCTCGACTCCTGTCTGTAAACTGCCTGGACGCAAGGGTTACAAATGGCCGAAGCTTAGTGAGGCCTATGAGTACTTCTTTGACAAACCTGTAGAAAACGCGCACAGTGCGCTGAGTGACGCGCGGGCTTGCTGGCAGATTTTTGAGAAGTTAACACAACTTCACGTCGCAGCCTGATCAGTTCCAAACCCCGTTCCAAATAACTGGACTCTCGACTGAGAGGGCGCGGAACCATGCTGCTTTACGACAAAGCCGATATCGAGCTGACGCGGGACGCTGACGGAAAGCCGCGCCGCACCAAAGACGGCTATCTGACATTTTCAGCACGAGCAGCAAGAACTGGTATTCAGATTTATAAAGGGAAGGAATTAGGTAGACCCGACCTTGGTGAGGTAGCTGTCTATAGGCCGCCGGAGGAAGTGTTCAACAAGGATGCAATGCGGTCGATGGCGCATAAGCCGCTGACGCTGCACCACCCTCCTGAAGCTGTAACTGACAGCAACTGGAAGAAGTACGCCATTGGGCATTCGGGGGACGAGGTAGTTCGCGACGGGGATTTTATCAGAATACCTATGGTCGTCATGGACGGCGACGCCATTCGGAAAATAGAGAGCGGCGAGTGCAAGCAGCTTAGCGTTGGATACTCGACGGACTTGAAGTGGGGGAAGGGAAAGACTGCGGACGGGCTGCTGTACGACGCAGTACAGACGGACATTCGCGGCAATCACCATGCGGCGGTGCCGACAGCGCGCGGCGGAGACGTTCTCTGCATAGGTGACGCTAAGACTTGTTCCAACTGCGGAACGACGTTACCAGCAAGTAACCCTTCATTTGTGCAGAGCTGCCCTAGCTGCGGCATGCGGCAGACGAGTGATGCGGGGGACGATTACGACGATGATTGCCCCGAGTGCGGAGAAGAGTGGGACGACGACGATAAGTTCTGCAGCAACTGCGGCCGCAAGCGAATGACGGACGATGCGGTGGGGTTTTATTGGGACAGAGAGTTCTCGGAAGAGCAGCGCAAAGATCTGGCCAAGAGCGGTGCGGCAATGCCGGGGGGCAGTTTTCCTATCAGCAACACCAGTGACTTGCGCAACGCCGTGAAAGCGGTGGGACGGGCTAAGGACTACGCAGCGGCCAAGGCTCATATTATCAGTAGAGCCAAGGCTCTGGGGGCTACATCTGAATTACCCGACGACTGGGTTAAGTCGACCAAGGACTCACTCAACGGAGATGTAACGATGTCTACTACTCTTGTGATCGACGGCATCCCCGTCGAGTTTGTTAATGACGTTGGTGCCAAGGTTGTGCAGAAGCAGATTTCAGCTCTGCAGAAGCAGGTGGCAGACGCCAAGGAGAAGGCCGACAAGGACGAGGCCGACGATATCGAGGAGAAGCGCAAGAGAGAGAAGATGGAGACGGACGCCAAGGTGGCGATGGATGCAGCGGCCGGCAAGATTGCCGCTCTGGAGAAGCAGGTGAAGGACGCCGAAGTCACGCCTGAAATTCTCGACAAGTTGGTGAAGGACCGCATGACGGTTATCGGGAAGGCAAGCTTGGTACTCGATGCCAAGACGTTCAAGATGGACGGCATGAAGGTCGAGGACATCCGGCGCGAGGTCGTGTCGAAGAAGTTCGGCGATGCGTTCGTTAAGGATCGCAGCGACGCCTATGTCGAAGCCGTCTTCGACACCATCGAGGCGGGGAAAGGCGGTGGGGGTGCCCGTGATATCGCCGACGCTCTTAGTCGTCCTGGATACCGGGACGGAACGGCCGTCAAGGCCAATGATGCGGCCTACGAAGAGATGGTGAGGGAAAAGCAAAACGCCTGGAAGCCGAAGACTGCAGCGGCCTAAAGCCGTCTGCTGATGTTTCAACGCAGCAGAAGGAGAAATTAGATGCTGCAATCACAACCTGTTCAGACTACCTTTAACCGCTACCTGACGCCTGCTCATGCCGGTATGGTGGCGACCACGAGCGGATGGGATGCCGATACCGGCATCGCGGAAGCGGCATCGCCGAATGGTATCGGCTTTGGACTCGCAGTCAGCTACAGCGGCATTACGGATCGGGGCTGCGTTCTCGGACAACTGAGCGGACGCGAGTTCTGGGGCATTACCATGTCCGATCCGACGCTGGCGAACATCAGCGTTAACCCCGGATTTACCGACCTCTATCAGGAAGGCGAGAACGTCGGCGTCTTCGTGCGAGGGGATATCTGGGTGCTGCCGCTAGGCAATGTGACGTTCGGCGACGCTGTCTACTTTGACAGTGTTACGGGGCAGCTGGGGGATTCAGGCATCGCCAATGCAGTGGCGCTGCAGAATGCACGGTGGATGACTTCCATTCCCGATAAGGACGTGCATGTGCCCAACCTGTTTGCCATCGTTCGGCTGGGCGCTTCGGCGCAGTAGAGTTTTTATATCAGTTCGTCGGGGGCCAGTCCCCCGGCTTGTTCCAAAAAATGCGGAAAGGCCTCCCAACGGCCTATTGGAACAAGGAGTTTGACCAATGCGCATTCAACTCGGAGACTCCCAACAGGCGTTGGGATTCCTGATTCAGCAGACGACTTTCATCGAGGCGGAAGTCTACAAGATCCAGTACCCCGAGATCATCTATCAGCAGCTGATCCCGATTGATACTTCGGCCAACGAGTGGTCGAAGAGCGTTACCTACTTCAGCATGGATAAGCTGGCGAAGGCCGACTGGTTCGACGGCCAGGCCACCGACATGCGGTTTGCCGACATCAACCGCACCAAGTTCGAGCAGGGCATCGAAATGGCCGGCATCGGCTACCGGTACACCTTGGAAGAAATCGGCCAGGCGATGATGATCCCTGGACTGAACTTGACGGCTGAGCGGGCAGAGTCGGCACGCTTCGCCTACGAGCAGTTCATGGATCGGCTGGCCTACTTTGGCAGTGTGTCCAAGAACTTCAGCGGACTGTTCAACAACCCCAACGTCACTATTGTCTCGGCTATCGCGGACGGCACCGGCAGTAGCGCACTCTGGACGGCGAAGACGGCGGATCAGATGATCCGCGATATCAACATCACCGGACTGACCGGGGTGTATGAAGGGTCGAACACCGTCGAGATTGCCGATACCGTCCTGCTGCCGATTGACGCTCTGAGTCAGCTGGCCAATACGCGGGTGCCCAACACCTTCGGCAATGCGTTGGACTATATCGCCAAGTACAATCTGTATACTTATCTGACTGGTGCGCCGCTTACTATTCGTGGTGTCCTTGGTCTGGGTACCGCTGGTGTTGGCGGTGTCGGGCGAATGGTTTGCTATCGGAAGAACGACAGGTGCCTGAAACTGCATGTACCGATGGTACATAGGTTCCTGCCCGTGTGGCAGACTGGGCCTATCACGTTCGATATCCCTGGGATTTTCCGTACTGGAAGCGTCGAAGTCCGTATTCCGGGGTCCATGCGCTACGTTGACGGCATCACGCCAGCATCGCCGGCAACGCCGTAATCCCGTCCGCGCCGTGTCCGCTCCCACGGATAGCTGCAAAACGGCGCGGATCAACTAGGGTGCGGGTTTTACTTCTCCAAGGCGGCTCGCACTCTCTTTTCCAAAAGGTGAAAGCAGATGCAACTGTACGATATCGTGAACATGAACAAGTGCCCGCGTGTCTTTCACGACGGCACCGAGGAGCAGCGCAAGATCCACCTTGATCCAGGTGAGAAAAAGCGCGGCGTCAAGCTGGCGGACTATGTCGTCAAGTTCTTCTCGACTCGAACGGACGATATCAAGATTACGCCGGCAGCGCCGGAGGAAGTGCAGCCTGAGATACGAGAGCCGCAGCTTACCCAGGTGCAGACTAACGAGCAGAGGCAGCTTGCCGATACGCGGCAGATGAAGGCGACGCAGGAAGCACGGGCAGCAAAGAGATAGGGAGAGTAAGTCATGTCATATTCATTTAGTGTACGTGCAGCAACTCGGGCTCAGGTAGGTGACAGGGTCTGTGAAGAACTTGACAAAGTAGTCGCTGCGCAACCCATACACTCTGCTGATAGTGGACCAGTCTTGAATGCGGCAAGCTCATTTCTTGATCTATTACCTGCCCCAAGTGATCGACAGGATTACTACATCTCAATCAGTGGTTCTGTTGGTTGGACTAATAATAACGTCATTACTGCAGCTAGTGTTAGCGTATCTGCATCATTGGTAGCCAAAGAAAAGGTTTGAGAGGATGCTGCAGAATTTCTCTGGATACTCCGGCGACGACTTCCAGCAGAAGTTTAATGTTGGTGGAAGTCTGAGCGGGGTTACGGTGTTCTGGAGCCTCTACGAGCAGCTGTTCGGGGTGCCGAGTGGAAGTCCCATTTTGGTGAAGACGAGCCAGAGTGGAGGCGGGATAGAGGTGATGAACTCGCCTCCGTCGTTTACGATTAGCTTCGAGGCTGCTGATACCAGTTCTCTGCAGGGCAACTACTACCATGAAGCCAGAGTCGTGAGTGAGAGCGGGAATATTATCACCGAGGTGCAGGGTATCCTTACCGTCAATGCGACGGAGCCGGTGCCATGAGCGGTGTGACACCTGCAAGTTTGCGGCTGGTGTTCCCTGAGTTTGCGTCGATGTCCGACGCTCAGATACAATTCGCTATTGACCAGGGCGCGGGACGGGTGGACAGCACCTGGGGTGGGGATCAGGTACTAGGCCAGACGTACTACGCCGCGCATGTCTTGAGCCTGGCGCAAAGAGCGCAGAATGACAGCGGGCAGCAAATTGCTAGCGAGAGGTTTGGGGAAATCAGCATCAGCTACAAGACGCCTCAGCAGCCGACTGCCGAGAATCCTTTCGATTTGCTGACGACTACGTTCTACGGAGCACAGTATCTTGAACTGCAGAAGCTCAACTTCCCGGCCGTGGCAGTGATATAAGCGATGTTCAATTACTCACGAGCGCAAATTACCGCCAACTCTATGATACAGAAGTACGGTATGCCGTGTGTGTTGAGGAGAGCGAGCGGAGACAGGCCTTGTACTGCTGCAATAAGTGAGTTCACGGCGATGGAGCGGTTGGGGAAGGTAGTCAATCCGCTCGATAGAAAGGCGTTGGTGTCGGCGCTTGATCCGAGCGGTGCGGCAATAGTGCCGCCGTCGTTCTCGTCTCCTGCGGATAGCTTGATAACGTTCATACCGACGCCTGGACAGCAGAACAGCTGGAATGGGGCAGAATGGGTTGATCCTAATGGAAACGCTCTGGTGCAGGATCAGGTGCTGCGCATCAATGAGCCGCCTACTTCAATAGGCCCAGCCGACACGCCGATATTTTATAGATTGATGGTTCGTCGATGAGCAATGGCGTCGATACCAGGGAACTGATCCTTGAGCGGTTGGCGGTGCTGCTTGGAGAGGTAAGTGGAATACAGAGTACGTGGCGCAATCGGGGAGACTTGACGGATATCGAGCGGCCGGCAGCGATTGTGTTGGACGGACGGGAAAGGCTGAGAAACCCTGTCGAGGACGTGTATAAACTGAAAACGGTAAAGATGCCTACGGCTATCTTTACGCTTGAGCCCCAGATATTCGTGGCTCTACAGATGCGCGATGACGTTACCAATCTGACGGTTAATCAGGTGTCTGACCCTGTCGGGCCTGAACTGTCGATGTGGCGGATGCTGGTGAAGGACGCGGTAATCAATGACTCCGTGCTGCTCGATTTGGTAACCGTCAACGGGCAGATAATCTATAAGGGCTGCGATACCGATATGCAGACGGGGAGCATGATTGGTGCGTTGGGGGCCGAGATGCAGTTCTTCTTCGAGTTCTGCTACGTACTGTTTCCGTCGCAGGGATAAACGTTCCAAACAGTTCCAAAAAAGAGGTGCCGAATGAAGGAGAACTGATATGCCTACTGTTGCACCGCACTCAACCTCGCCCAACATCGGCAACCTTGTCGTCGGGCGTGGGTTCATGTCGATCCAGCTGGAGACTGACTTGGCTCCGGTGGATTGCGGAAACGTCACTGAGTTCAAGTTCCAAGTGAAGCCTACGTTGCTGGAGCACTACTCTTCGCGAGAAGGCGTGCAGACTAAAGATTTGGTCGTTGTCACTCGTCTGGCCGCTACTCTGTCGGTGAAGATGGAGGAAATGACGGCGCGCAATATGGCATTCGCGCTGCTGGCAACGCCGCAGAACAAAGTGGGGGGATCGTACACTCTCGACGCGCTGACGAACCCGCTGTTCTACGCTTCCGTCTTTTTTACGGCGACGAACGTCGTCGGGCCGCAGTGGGCGCTAAATGTTCCCTTGGTTATCATCTCGCCGACGACGACGACCGAGCTGATAGCGGCGGGATCGGGGACTTGGGGCACCATAGAACTGCAAATGGATGTCCTAAAAGACCCGCATTCCGGGAACTTTATAGTTGCAACGGCGTCGGATATCAACTCCCCGTAGAGTAACGTTTACGCTGATGCTCTCGGTTCGGTGGGCGTTTATTGTGCTCTTGTTGTGAGCGCGTAGCCCACCGAACATTTTCAGGTTCATAGTTTCCGTCGTTATCGGGGTATCGGTCTAAGGTATGCTGAGGCGATGGTTTTCTGCCAACGTATGCGAGGAATGTTTCATAGCTCGTGCGCCACTCTTCGCATACACGTATTCCACGTCCGCCGTAGTATTTATAGTAGTGAGTGTTGGGATTTTCACACCGCGTTATCATAGACCTCCAAGCAATATACTCTGTTGTCTCTTTTCCATTTCCTCCCTCTCCATGAGTCTTATTCCTTTTGCCAGAGGCTTCAACTCTCCAACAACCACAACTTTGGTTAGTTCCAGGTCTTAGGTTGGTAATGAAAACTATGCATCGTTGTCCGCAAACACACTCACAAAGCAGGCGCCTAAGCATATACCCTTTAGGCATACGCTTGCGTCTAACTTCACCAATTACGGTTAAGCGATCGAAGACTCTGCCAATGTAGTTGGCTAAAGGTTTGCCGGTTTGCGGATGCTTGATTGGCTTGGTCGAATAGGTAATATCTTTACCAGCCTTGGGCATGGGTGCCTCCTTGCCAGGGGTTAGGGCTGCCGAGGCGTTAGAGCGTCTCGACGGCCCGTACTTTACCAGAGAGGCGTGAAGGGTTCAAGTTCCAATGCCTGCACTTAGTCTGTTGGATATCGCGCCGCGTATTGAAACGGTGAGCATCGGAGGCGATGACACGGTGGAGGTGCGCGGCGTTTCCGCGAAGAGCATAGCCATGCTGCTGGGGCGATTCCCTGAGCTGGCGAGGCTCGTGAGCGGTGTTGCGCCGACACCCGAGCAGTGGAAGGAAGTAGGCCCGGCAGCGTTGAACGCCATTGTAGCGTGCGCGTTGGGCCTCCCTGGAGACAAAGAGGCAGAGCTGCGCGTCGAGAATCTGTCGCTCGAAGCGACAATGGACATTCTGACGACGTGCGGGAGGCTCACCTTCCCAGGAGGTGTCGGCCCTTTCGTCGCTCGGTTAACGGCGTTGACACCGACCATGCCGCCGCCGCCAACCAAGGCTCAGCCTACCAACTCGCACGCGCCCTCGTCTTCCTTGAATGTGACAGATACCCAAGCGTCTGGGAGCTTACTCCCCGAGCAATCTCCGCAATCTGCTTCCTGAGAGCCAAGGAAAAGAAGCGGGAATTTAGAGATAATCTGTGGTTGACAGCTACGGCCAATAGTCAAAATTCGGAAGCCATAAACAAGCATCTTGAGAAATGGAAACTGGAGCTTGAAAGTTGGTAGCTATACGCATCTACGGCCAAGGTGGGGAGCGCGTCGGTGCGCTCTTTCAGAGAAATGTGTCCAGACAGGCTCAACGAGTCCGCGATGCCGCACGAGGTGCTGCAGAAGACGCTGCAAAACAGATTGAAGTCCTTGGTTCGGCAGACATTGCCTCGTCTGGCAACTTCGGCCCGTCATGGACGACGGGACTGCACGCGCGAGTCTCGCAGGGCGGAGGCTCAATCCGAATTGACGTGACGCACGACATTCCTATTGCTCCTGTCTTCATGAAGACGACAACTATAAACGGGAAGCCGCTTCTTTTTATACCGCTTAGCTACACAGGATTGAAGGTGAGAGCTAGGGACTATGGAGGCGCTCTTTTTAGGACTACTCGCAAAAGCGACGGACTGATTCTGTTGGGGGATGTTGACACTAAGAAGATGATATATTTCGGTAAGCCGCAAATTACAATTCCTCGCAAGTGGAGCACACTACAAATTATTAGACAGGCAGCCAGTGATATGGCTGCGTTTTACCGTGCTCGTTTCAGGAGTTCCTGATGCACTGTACTTATTGCGGTTCTAATCTTCACAGTTATGCTTGTTGCCCTAAGACCTATTCTGGGTCAATGCGACGGCTGCTTTTAAGATGTGTCTACTGCGGGGGAACTGACCATAACATCAACGCCTGCCCAAAGACTTGGAGCGGTAGTGCGTCTAGGTCTTTCCACCCAGACACTGTTGCTGATCATTTCGTCAAGGATAAATAAATGGCTGACCCGGAAGTCATTATCCAAAAAATCTCGCTGGAGGGCCAAGCAGAAGTTATTGCTGCCCTGACCGAGCTTGGGCGAGCTGGTGCCGAGGCGCTCAAGCAGTTGGAGGAAGGCGGAGCCAGCCTCAGCAAGGTGTTCCTGGAGATTACGGCAGGAATTGCCGGCGTCACTCTAGCCATGAGTGCGTGGGCTAAAGTCAGCAGTGACAACGTCGTCGAGATGGAGAACCTGGCCAAGCAGGCCGGGATTACCGTCGAGCAGATGACAACGCTGCGCGGATCATTTGCTACCTTCGGCGTGAGCGGCGAGCAACTATCGTCGTCATTCCGCCGCATGTCCTCGATTATTGAGCGCGAGTGGGAGTCGATAAAAAAAAGCACTCGTGACGCCGTTGACACGGCAACGAATGATCAGCTCAAGCTGCAATCGTCGATCCTAGGCGTAACATCGGCACAGGTAGCGGCAAGGAATGCCGCTGAAGCTCTACAGAGAGCGCGCGGTATAGAGCCGTTCGTTGATACTGATCCCGAATTGCAAGCGCAGCGCAAGCTGCAGGATGCCTCTTCCGCGTACCTGGAGGCGCAGCAGAAGCTCAAGGAAGCGCAGCAAGCCCGTGCGGAGGCCGCGAAGAAGGCCTGGGAAGACGAGAGGAACAGCATCCGGGCAGTAAGTGAGGCCGTCAATGGTTTAGTGACGGGAACAATGTCCTGGAGCGAGGCAGGGCAGAGAGCTGAACTGTCGATACAGAACATAATCAAGGGACTGATAGCGGGAACACCTGGGGCGAAGGAGGCTCTGGAAGGATTTAAGGGAGGCCTCACCGACATCGCAACGGCGGCTCCGACCGTGTACCCGGTGCTTACGCGAGTCATGGATCTGTTCCATAACCTAGACGACAATGTCACCAAGGCGGCGCTGTCTCAGCAACTGTTCGGCCGGCAGTACTCGCAAGCCGTTATCAACGCTTTCTCTCAGGGCAGTGCTGCTTTCGAGGCGGAAATGGCCCGTCTCAAGGCTTTAGGTTTCAGCTATGCCGGGGTAGCGGAAGCTGCGGAAAAGTTCGAGCACGCCACCAACAGCCTGTACGACCGCCTGCGCACGATATCCTCGCAGATAGCATTGTCGTTCGCTCCCAGCTTCACCAAAGGAATTGAAGAGTTCACTCACTGGGTAGAGGAGAACCGAGCCAAGATTGTCGAGTGGGGATCGGCAATATCCGGCATCATCGTCGAGACGTTGAAGTCTCTGGGATCGGCTCTCGTCGGCATCGGAAGCACGATTAATGCTCTTGGCATCCTGCTTAATCCTGTTGCTGCAGCTTTCAACAATGTGTTTGGAACTCAAGTTACCGGTAGCGTTCTTGCCGTCAGCGCAGCGATTGGAGCACTGACGGCAGCACTATTCGGACTGACTGGGCCTCTGACGGCGATAGCAGCGATAGCCATAGTCCCGGTGCTAGGTCACATCCTGGACAGCATCTCCAAGCTGGTGACGGTGACGGGGTTGTGGTCGCTGTCTCTCAAGGATTTGGCCGACCATGCCGAAGTCAACAAGCAGAGGCTTGCCGGCATTTTCGGCTTAGGCGGCATCAGCGCCGAGGAAGCGATAAGGCAGCACAAGGAGATAGAGGACTCCTACTTTAGGAAATGGGACGAGATTGTCAAGAAGTCGGAAGAGGCCAACAAGAAGCAGCAGGATCACTCCAAGGATACTGCCGACAGTCAAATCTCAGATATGGAGCGGGTAAAGTCCGCATCAGTATCCCACACTGAGTCTAGGAAGTTCGACGAGTACGGAGAGAAGACAGTTGGTGGGGAAGGAGTATCGGCTCCTCTAACCCTAACACAGGGGTTTGGACCTTCCGGTTCTACTCCTGATAAAGTAGTCAGTGCGGCTGACAAGCAAATGGCTGCTGCCAATAAGCAGCTAGAAGCAGCTAATAAACATGCCGCAACAGTGGACATTGCCGGGCAGAAAACCGCAGTTGGTACCGGAGGCATCAATGTCGCCGATGTACTGAAGGAGCGTGACAAGAATATAGCAGAGGCTGCTTTTCACGGAGAGAACCTTGAGGGAGTTCCTACCTCAAAACGCTCTCCAACGGAAGCAGAACCTGCATTGGGCTCGGGAAGCGGACTCGTAGTTGGTGGAGCAGTTACCAGTGGGTTGCTGCTCTACGGATTGCTTCAGCGAGTAAGAGCAGCCGCTGCCGCAAGAAGATCGGCAAGTCTTCCGGCAGAGGAAGGAGGCCGTCCGTTCTCGGCTGAAGTAACTCCTGAAGCTCCTACTACACCTGCAGCTGAGTCTGCTCCCGCTGCTGAACCTGCGCCATCCGTCCCCGCTACAGGAGCGTTTCAGGGGGCCAATGGACGGTGGCAGTTCAGGACAGAAGGAGGTGGAGTACGCTTCGCTACCAGGGCAGAGATAGCCCTGGCTCAGCCGGGAGTACGCACCAGTGGCCGCGCAGCGGCATTCGAGGCAGGAACCTACCCGCCGGCTCCAGAAACCGCAGTGCCTCCTCCGCTGGAGCAGCCTGCCGTATTTCCGAGGGAAAGTGCGGGCACTCAGGCATCAGGACTGCAGGCTGGAAGAGAGGCAGCGGCTTTTGGCGGATTGGGTGAAGTCATCGGCAAGAACGTGGCGCTGGCACTTGTGCCGTTGCTGACGTCGCCGCAGCCGAAGCAAGCACCGGACGAAGGAAAAGGAGCACCGCCAAGCTTCTTTGGGGCAGGGGCTCCGGGAGGGATAGTCAATAGCTTCATCGACCTGATGCAGAAGCTATCGTCCTTCGGCACCAAGGGAGAGATTGCTCCCCAGGAGTCCACTCAACAGCAGACTGTGTCTGATAGACTCTCTAATTTCGGCCAGAGCCTGATAACGGCGTCAGACGCTATCGTTCAGTTCGTTAACTCTTTGACCTCTACACCACAGCCGCAGCAGAAAGCGGAAGGCGGCATAGTCGGAGGGCATGGTTCGGGTGATACCGTGCCGGCGATGTTGACGCCTGGCGAGGGCGTTATCCGCAAGGACGGCAGCAACCTTGGTGAAATGGTGATGCACTTTGCGTCGCAGGGAATGTCCATGGGCGGCGTCGTCAAGCGATTTGCCGAAGGGGGCCTTGTCGGACTGCAGACGCAAATGGTGCGAGGCTACGCAGGCGGAGGTACGGTGTCGGCGGCAGTCCCGTCCGTGGCAATGCAGGGGAGCGACAGCATGCATACCATTGACTTCCAGATAAACGGCCAGCCGGCGGCAACGGTGAAGGTAGCTGGAGTGATTAGGGACATCGCCCAGCATTCGGCTCGCCAGCAGTACGGCCGCACCGGGCCTTCCCCTCCGTGGAAGGGATAACAGATGCCAATCCCGACTACGCTGCTCACCATTAGCGTGCTTGGCGTGCCGATTTACTCGGCGCGGGGAGTGACGCAGACACTAGATATTATTGAGGCCGCATCAGTGCAGCGGCGCACCGTGAACGGTGACCTGATAGACCTCAGCTATGCTCCGTTTAGGAAATACAAGACTACAATCACTTGCACCGACCAGCGTTCTCCGTCAACTGATAGCATATTTCCTGGACTTGTAGTTCAGATAGGATGCGTGGCCGAGCTTGGGTTTCCGGTAGGAGGAACGCCTAACCGTCCCGTCGTTCCTGGCAGTGAATACACTGAGGCAAACTTTACTTACTACAGGCCGCTGCTGACGATGATGATTAAGAGCCCAGGCATTCAGAAGGTTGAATGGCAAGGCTCCGTAGGCTGGACTCTTCCAGCTGAAGAGGTCTGAGAAAATGTCGGTATTTTACTCAGCATGGGTAGACGCTACTGACACCGTATGGAACTCATCTTTCCAGCGTGAAGACCTCGATATTACAAGTCTGGAAATCGAACATCTGGAAGGACAGTGCCCGACACTGCAGCTGGAGATACGCAATCCCTACGTCGGCCTGCTAAATCTTGGGCATAAGCAGTGGCTCTGGCTGTCGTGGCAAGACCCTACCGGACACGTCTGGCCGCTGATATTTGCGCGGCTGGTGGCAGTGCCGGGAAATATCTTCGGCGAAGTGGTGACGCTGCACTTCATCGCGCAGCCGACAGACTTCTACTTTCAGAAGCAGGCAGTAGCTGAAGCGCTGAAAAAGAGGCCTAAT